GAGCAGTTCGCGCGCCACCCGGTCGACGCTGTCGGCATAGGCTGCCGCCTCGGGCCGAGACGCGACGAACGCGCGGAAATCCTCCAAGTCACGGCGATAGGCCGCCACCGTGTTGGGCTTGCGGCTGGCCAGGAAGGCGTCGATCAGCCCTTCCTGGATGCGGTCGAGCGGCAGCGCCGCGGCCAAGCCCACGGGGGCGATGCCGTCGGGCAGTCGGGTCAGGTCACCCATGGAAGCCTCTCACGAACCGGCAATGGTTGCCGCTTTTCTCGCTTGCATCCGGCAATGGTTGCCGGTAGTGTCCTCTTGTGACCGGCAATGATTGCCGGTTGAACAGCGAAAAGGATCACCGATGAGCACGCCCACCCACACCGCCGCCGCCGCCGCCGTTGGCACCAGCCTGCTGGACGATCTGGCCGAGATCACCACCCTGCTGACCGAGGCCCAAACCGAGCTGGCGGCCGGCAACATCAACGGGGCGGTCGGCGCCGGTGCCGCGGCGGAGACCGCGGTCGCCCGGGTCACCGCCCTGTACCCCGCGTTGATGCTCCTGCTGCGCCAGCAGCGGCCCTAAGCGGCCCGGGCCGGCGCCCCAGCGCCGGCCCTGACCACGCTGGGATTGCCACCGCAGCGGGTGCCCCCTACGATCCCGCGGCACAGCCGGGGACCGCCATGGACGACACGCGCACCATCACCACCCTGCTCGCCGCCGGCGGCCGCCGGCTGATCGTCGGCTGGTCCGACGGCACCGAGCATGATCTCGACCTGTCTGCCCGCGCCGAAGCGCCGGCGGACGATTCCGCGTTCGCCCAGGCCGAGGCCGGCCCGGACCGGGTCTGCTGGCCAGCCGGCGGGCTGATCGCCGCGGCCGATCTGTGGGAGCTGGGGCTGGCCCAGGCTGCCGATCGGCTGATCGGCTGGCGCACCAGGCACCGGCTGACCCAGCCGCAGGCCTGCGCCATCCTCGGCATCGCCGAGCGCATGCTGCGCAACTACGAGAAGCGGGCCTACCCGATCCCGAAAGCCATCCTGCTGGCGCTGGATGGGTATGATGCCCGTCTCGGGCTGCCGGTCAGGCCGGCGCCAGAGCGGTCAGGCACTCCGGGACGTTCGTGATCACCAGCTCGCCCACCTTGGCGGCGTTCTTGCCGCCGCCAACGGTGTACGTCGTCTCGACCGGGGCGAAGGCGAAGCGGCCGAAGGTCTCACGGACACCGGGCGTGTCGTTGAGCGTCATGACGAAGCGCCCCTTCAGCTCGCCCAGCAGCGTCGCCAGGATCTCGAAGTCGGGCCGGCCGAACAGGTTCTTGCCGTAATCCCCCTCGCAGTCCCAATAGGGCGGATCGAGGAAGAACAGGGTGCCCTCCCGGTCGTAGCGCGGGATGAAGGCGGCGTAGGACAGGCACTCGATCACCACCCCGGACAGGCGCTCATGCACGGCATCCAGGATGGGGCCGAGGCGCTGCATGTCGAAGCGGGCCGGCGCGGTGACGTCAACGCCGAAGGTCCGGCTGGCCACCTTGCCGCCGAAGGTCAGCTTCTGCAGGTACAGGAAGCGGGCGGCGCGCTCGATGTCGGTCAGCGTGTCCGGATCGACCGCCACCAGGCGCTCATATTCGGTCCGGCTGGTGATGCCGAACCGCATGTGGTCGCGCAAAGCCTGATAATGGCGCTGCAGGATCCGGAACAGGGTGGCCACGTCGCGGCTGTAGTCGTTGATCACCTCGGCCGGGGCCGCCTGGTCGCGCCGAAAGAAAATGCCCCCCATGCCGACGAACGGCTCCGCATAGGTGCGGTGGGGGATTTTCTGCAGCAGCGGCACCAGCCGCTTGGCGAGGTTGCGCTTGCCCCCGATGTAGCCGGCAACCGGGCTCACCGGGCGGACCGGGCGGAAAATCGTGTCCATGATCGCTCCCTGGATCGCCCGGGCCAGAAATGAGGATGCCCGCCACGGCCTGGGGCCGGGCGGGCATCGCTGCGGGCGCAATACGTCCCGCTCACTGTGTCAAGGGTATTGGTCCTAAGTCAAGGACTTTGGTCCCACGGAGCGCCCGGCACGCCAAAAGGTCTCAGGACATGGCCGCGCAGATCCAGGCGGGTCAGGCGGACATACAGGGTCAGCAGGCCATCGCGCCACAGGCTGTAGAGGTGGTTGATCTCCGCCACCTCGGCCTCACTCAGCTTCGGCTCCAGCGGGCACCACTTCACCAGAAGCCACCGCTGGCCATCGCCGCCAACCCGGAAGCTGAAGCCCTTCTCTTCCTCCGGCAGCCGCTTGCGGCCGTCGGGGAGGAACAGCGAGCGGCCGACCCGGTGGTACAGGGCGGCGATGTCCGAGCGCCGCGGTGTCAGCTCCCACTCCGCACAGGTGAGGTGCCGATAGCGCCCCGGGGCGTCGGACGGCCGCTTGGCCGCCACCATCGGCTGGCGCAGGGCCGCCCATTCCGGCCGGTCGCCGCGGCGGGCATGGCGGATGACCAGCCGCCGCTGGGCCACCGGCAGGCGCTCCAGGGCCTCGCCCACCCGCTCTGCGTCGGGGTGGAGGCGGGGCGGGATGCCGCGGATCGCGCTGCCGCCATCGATGTCGGCGCCGATGTCGTTGCGGTCGAGGATGGTGGCCACGCCGTCGGCCGAGCGACCCGCGGCGATGACGCCGATCGGGCGGCCGTGCTGCTGCGCCAGGCTGGCCGAGCGCTCCATGGGGTGGAGCGCGATGTCGGTGCGGTCGCAGCACTGGCGCTGCACGGCCCAGGTGAGGAAGGCCTCGATGTCGATGACGGTCCGGCGGTCGACCGCGGTGGCAGGCAGCGCTCCCATGATGTCAGCGCGGCGAGCTGGCGGGCGCAGGCCCGGTGAGGGCAGAGCCGAACAGCGTCCCGATGCCGGCAACCAGCGTGTCGATAGCGTCGCGGGGCACCAGGGCGGGATCGAGGCGATGGCAGTGCTGGATGTAGCGGGCCTTGGCGTGCAGATCGGCCGGCGAGCTGATCGCGCCGGCGGACAGCATCGCTTCCAGGCCGCCCAGGTCCCGGTCGGCCGCCTCGTTGTCGGCGGCGACCGCACTGGCCGCCAGATAGGCGGTCAGCACAGGTTCGAGCGGACGGGGAACGGGTTGGGCGGACATGACGGAATCCCGGTGATGGTCTCCGGGACTGTAGCGGCGATGCTCCGCTGGGTCAGCGGGGCTATGCGTGCGAAAGGGCTACGGCACCAATTTAGTGGTTAATCCATTCAGGTAGGCGGCCAGATCGACGCGCAGGGCCTCCGGATCGTCCGCCTGGTCAAGCGCCCGGGCGATCAGGCGTTTCAGGAAAGCCGGCGTCGGCCGGTCGAGCGCTTGGCGGGCCACCGCCCCCAGCGCCGCGGCATCGGCCTGCCGCTCCCGATAGGCCGCCTGCCGGTCCGCTTGGTCGAAATGGACCGCTGGGCGGCCGCGGCGCTTCTTCACCAAGTCAGCCATGCCCCTGCCCTTCCTGATTTTCGTCACGTAACGATAATGATGGGCCGAGCGGGCTGCTGGCAACGTCGGCATCGGTCGCGGCCAGGAAGGCGCGGCAGCGTTCCCGCTCCGCCCGCACCCATTCGGGATAGCCGTGCGTCCCGCGCGTCGGCGGTTCCGACGGCTCGACATGGGCGCCCTTCCGCCGGCAGGACTTGCACTTGGACCGGCGGGCCAGCTGCATCAAGCTGGTGCCGGCGTCCACCTTCGTCAAAAGGGTTTCGAGGTGGAGCCAGTCCCAATGGGTGCAGCCGGGGTGGACGCACCAGACCCGCAGATGCGTCACGCCGGTGCGCCGGTACCAGTCCAGTGTCCCATGGCCGTAGACGGTGTCACCGATGGCAATCGGCGTGTGCGGCGGCAGATTGGTCATGGCGGGTCGACTCCTTCCAGGTCGGCACCGGCTTCCCAGACGCCGGGCACCCGGGTCAGCCGACGGAGCATCAGGTGGCCCGATCCGGCCAGGGCCACTTTCCCTCGTAACGCACCGTCTCCTCGTCCTGGGCGCCGCCGATGTGGATCACCTCGAGGCGCAGCCCGGTGGCGATCGGGCGGGCGGCAGCCAGGGCGAGGGCGCGCTCGGCGGTGGGCGCCTGCACCCGCATCGCGATGGTCGGGATCGTGGCGCCGGCCGGGATGCCCCGGATGCCGTACATTTCCATCAGTGTCTCCCCTTTCTCACGACGGTTTTCCCGCTTTGCCGCGTCTGGGCGGCAGGCGGGCGGCAGCGCGCAGCGCGTCGACGCGGGCGGCCAGCTGCTCGATCTCCTCGATCAGCCCTTCGGTGCGCGCCGGCTCCTCCGACAGGTCCAGCTTGGCCAGCTCGTCCAGCCGGTCATGGAAGGGCACCAGATCGCGCCGCACCTCGCGGATGCGGTGGGCGATATCGTCCGGCGGCCGCACCACCCACAGCTTGCCGATCGGCGTCTCGATCAGCCGCCAGCCGTGATCGGCGCGCGGGGCGAAGGGCTGGGCGGCGGCCACCCGGGCGGCGCCGCCTTCGACGGCGGCCCGGCCGAGGAAGTGGCCATCGTGATAGACGGGGTGCGTACCGCGCGGCATCTCGGCCTTGCCCGGCCGGCGCCAGGGCGCCCAAGGGGTACCTTCGCACTCCACCAGCACGAAGCCCGAGCGCGTCTCGCCGGTGCGGAACATTGACCGTTTCGCAGGGTCGAGGTGGGCCGCCACCAGGCGCAGCCGGGCGTGCCCGCTGACGTCGCTGACCAGCCGCTCCATCACCTCCGGTTCATGGGCGACCCCGCGGCGCTGGGTGGTGTGCAGCGGCAGCGGCAGACTGGTATCGGCGTCGCTGAAGGCCGGCCGCGTCATCCAGCGGACGGGCAGCTTGGTGCCGTCGGATAGGAAAGCGGTGACCGTCCAGCCGCCGGCGGCGTATTCGTCCGCCGGCGGCTGGTAGGCGACGGTGAGGGGCAGGACCTCGCGCGCCGCGGCGGCGCCGGCGAGGCGGTCGGCCAGCTCGGCCGACACCGACTGGAAGAGCAGCACCAGCCGGCGGGTGGTTTGATCCGGGCTGGCGGGCAGGCGCATCAGGTCCATGACGGGTTCCTCCGGTCAGAGGTTTCCGGCGGCGAGGCGCTTGGTCATGGCTTCCACCATCGCGCTGCGCGTCAGACCGGCGCGCTTGGCCTCGGCGTCGAGGGTGGCCAGCACGCCGCTGTCGAGGGAGAGATTGGCCTTCGTCGGGCGGCCGCTGACGCGGACCATGGCGACGGTGGCCAGCATCGCTCCCTCGGCCAGGGCCTCGGCGACGTCCGGATCGGCGCGCAGCGCGCCGGCGGGGCGGGGGGCGGGAATGGCGCCGCCATCCTCCTCCACCACCTCGGCCCAATCGCGCATGGCGTCGACGGCGGCGGCGAGGGCCTCCTCGACGGTGGCGCCCATGGCGGTGCAGCCGGGCAGGTCGGGAATGGTGACGCCGTAGGCGCCGGCTTCTCCGTCGATCAGGGCGATGTAGCGCATGGTTGGGGCCTTCTGTGTGGTAGGGGGGCCGGGGCCGAAGCCGGGTGGATCAAATCCACCCGGCGACCTTGGCGATCTGGCGGGCGACGCCAGGGGAGAGGGTGCGGTGCCTGGGCACCACCGCCGGCGTCGCCGGCCGGTCCGGGTGGCGGTAGACGTCATGGTCGCTGCCGTGGCGGGCGAACACCCACCCGTCCCGGGTCAGGCGGTCGATGATGTCTGCGCGGTTGGTTTCGACCTTCGGCATGTCCGTCCCCGTCGTTGATGTCCTTTTTATACGCCCATATAGGCGCACCGTCAACAAGGAATGCGCCCAGACAGGCGCATTTTTCCGGTGCCCGGACCGGATCGGACGGGGGGAGGCGGAGCGGGTCGGCAGGGTCTGGATCTGGAAACGCCAAGGGGCGCCCGGAGGCGCCCCTGTGGGTGGGACTTTTAAGATGGCGGCGGAGCCATTTTAAACTCGGGCCGTCCCTGGGCCGTGGGCCGACTTTAGACGCGGTTGCATCCTGCCGCAAGGCGTTTCCCGTCATGCGGGTGGTTTTCGGCCGCGCCCGGCGGGGCCGGTTTTCGGCCGGCCGGCGGCGTCCTCGATTCAACCGGGGGACGCCGGGTTTCCGGCCCTGCCCTACCACATCTTGATTCCGGGGCGGCCGGGGCGGATTTCATAATTTCCCGCGGGACGCGAAGGCGTGTCGGACCAATAGGTTACGGGTGCACAACCGGGGCGCCGAACGGGCGTTATGGAACATGGGGATTTGCAACCGCGCTGCAGGGCCGCGGCGCGGGCGGGTCACCCCGCCCTACCGGATCAGAACCGAACTCTGCGCCTCGAAGTCGAACGGCGGCTCATGGTTCCCACTCCACACCATCCCGCAGTCCTGGCAGTTCCACGGTGCGCCTTCGACCGGGGTCGCGGAGCTGCGCTGCCGCACTAGGCGCCCACGCCGCCAGTGGTAGGAGACATGGCCGCCGACAATCATGTCGCGCGACCCGCAGGATGGGCATGCCGGGACTGTTTCCGTTGTCATCGTCGCTCCTTTCATGACAGGTCGGCCGGCGCCCGTTGCGCCAGCCACTCGGCCCGCTGCTCGGCCGTCATCAGCTCCCACGCCACGATCAGCGCCTGCAGGTAGCCGGGCACCCCGCTGGCGAACTCGCCGCGCAGGCCGCGCCCGACGCTCGACGGCGCCACATCGGCCAGACGGGCCAGGGTGTTTTGGGCGAGGCCGGCGGCGTCCGCGCGCTGCCCCCACTCCGAGGTCGGTTTCTTTGCCATGCCCCACCCTATCGCGGAAAAATAAAGCGCGCAACGCGCTTTTTCCGCTTGCCCGAATAAAGCGCGTAGTGCATCTTATTTCCAGCAGCGACACACCGCAAACGGAGCCCACGATGTCCTCTCAGTCCGAGTTCACCCTCATCGCCCAGGCGGGCACCAACCCCGGCGACGCCTTCGTCGGCGCGCTGACCGACGGCGCGGTCCGCATCGGCTATCTCGCCCTCTCCTGCACCACCTTCCCCGCCGCACCCCGCTTCGCCGCCGCCCACACCCTCGCCGCCATCGCCCCCACCCTGACCGCCGCGGCCCTCACCGAGGCCGTCGACGCCTTCTTCCGCGCCCGCAGCCGCGCCGCCTGACCGCCGCCGGGGAGGCGCACCGCCCGCCTCCCCACCCCCATCGCTCCCGACAAGGACCGCCCGCATGATGGCCTATCTGATCACGATGTATGACCGCCGCGGCACCGGCTGCACCGTCTGGGCCGGAACCCCCGCCTTCGTGTCGCGCGACCGGGCGGAGGCCGAGTTCCGCTTCTGGCAGGACCTCGCCCGCCAGCAGGACCGCCCGCCGCCCAGCATCAGCTTCGCCCAGGTGCCACGCTGACCGGGACGGGCGCCCAGCGCGCCCGCCCTTTCCTTCCAACACGCTCCACATCCGGGAGACCCCATGTCCTGCATCGCCAGTCGCCCCACCATGAAAAGCATCCCCGCCGCCTCGCTGACCGCCGGTCAGATCGTCTGGCTCGAAGGGTTCCGGTTCACTTGCGTCGGGGTTCGTCCCGACCCCATCGGCAACGGGTCGGAGAAGGCGCCCCAACCCCGCATCGTGGCCGCCCTGGAATGGAGCGGTGAGGGACGCGATCCCGGTCCCGGCTACCGCACCATGACCGCCGGCCGCGCCCTGGATTGGTGCTGGACGGTCGAGTGAGGCACCCCATCCCCTTCACGACAAGGGCCGCCGGCACCCGCCCGGCGGCCCTTGTCGTTTCAGCGGCGGCATGGAACATGGAGATCTACAACCGCCCAGGCGGGGCCGGAGCCGGACGGCCGGCGCCGCCCGCCCCCTTCGCTACACCGCATCATCAGACTTCGGAAAGATCACCACGGTCGCCGCCAGCTGGTCGACCGGCACCCATTTTTCCCCCATCCGCATCCGCGCAATGGGAGAGCGGTACCGCCACAGCGGTGACGCGCCTTGACCTTCCTTTGCAAAGCGCTCGCGCCCTTCTTGAATGCGGAGCACCAGTTTCTGTTCGGAACGCAGCTGTAACCGCTTCTTTGTCTTTTCTTTCCGGGCAAGCCGCTTCGCGAACCATTTCGACGTATCCGTAGAAGCAAATGCCTTCTGCGCGTCCTGCCAGTTCGTGTATCCGTACTGGATCGCCACAATATCCAAGGCTTGCGTGTAACGAACCCCGTACTCTCGCTTTATGATCTTTGCCAACCGCCGACCATACTTATCGGTCAACAGCGGTCTTTCATCAGCAGACGCGGCCATTCATTCCCCCCTGTGGGTAAATCCAAGCAGCCTGTGGAAGCTATCGGCGGATCACCCGCAGTGCTATCGGCGGATCACCCGCACCCTTTATCGGCGGAACACCCGCGCGAATCGCGGCGGATCACCCGCACAAATCATCACTAAAGCTTTGATTTGGAAAGGGTAATTCAGCCCTTAACTTCTTAACTTCTACTCTATTTAACTCTCTTAACCCGAAACGCCTGTGGAAAGGGCTTGCGGGTGATCCGCCGAGTCCCCGCCCCTTTCGTACCCGGGATGGTCCAAAGCGAGGAAGGATCGACGCACCATGTGGACGATCTCGTCCTTCCCTTGCTTATCCAGCGTCAGCCAGTATTCCGGCAGCTGGTTCGCCTCCACCACAGCGCGGACCTGTCGGGCAAAATCACTCGGTCTCTGGGTTGATCCCGATTTCTGGTACAGCGCCTTCATCGACAGCGGCCAGCCGGCCGACTGGTTGCCCGCATGCTTTCGGGCAACCCGGTACATCCAGCGCTCAATGCCCCCTGTGAGGTCGAAATAGCGAGGATCGATCCGGAGCACGCCCCCTTGCGCAACCACACCATCGAAAAACCAACCGGGCAATTCGACGGTGAAAAAGGATCGGCCATCCGGCTGGGGGTCCTCGGTCCAGCGTGACAGCCAAGTGAAGCCCGTGGGCTTGCCCTTCGACCGGATTGTGGTCTCCACATAGGTCGCGTTGAGACGGCGCAGCGCATCCCGCAAGCGGCCGTAATCCTCGCCGCCCGTGGGTCGGTGGATCGCCCGCAAAATCTGATAGGCCGGCGCTCTTAGCACCGGAGACACCGCCAGCCCGCGGTTGATCGCCTCGGTGATCTGGCTCGCCGCCCAGATCAGGATATCCGCGTCCCAGATCGTGGCGATGCCGACGTCTTCCGGCGCCCGCACGATCACCTTGGCGTCGCCCACCTCGTACTCGATCGGCTTCCCGCGCGGTGACTTCGACAGGCTGAAGAATGGCCGCTCCATGGTATCGCGGACGTCCCGCAGCGGCACGTCGACAGCCAGGGCGACGAATAAATCCATCTGGTCGGGAGCAGAGCGGGTGGAGCGTCGGGCCATGATAAATTTATCCCTTTACGAACCCATGAATTTTTCAATTCATGAATTGAAGAATTAACAGATTAATCATGTTCCGGAGGGGCCAGCAGGAACTCCGGGGCACCAGCGATCGGTGGCTTTCCGAAGCGCTCGAACATCATGTCCACAGCGAGGCGCAGGAGGTCCTGCTCCTGGACATTCCGGCCATATGCCTCCGTCAGTTCGGCCCGCAGCCCCATCAGCTGCACCTTCGCAGCCTTGGGCAGTCGCACCTGGTGGGGGACGGTCTCTTCGCCAGCCGGCCGGCCTCGCTTCGCAGGGGCCATCGGTTCGGCCGGGACCGATACGGGGGACACCGGCACCTTCTTCTGCACGACGGCAGCGGCGATGGAGGTACGCTTGGACATCAGATGCGCTCCTGGATGTAGGACCAGAGGGAATTGATTTCGCCAGCGGCTTTCCCGGCCGGCTCGAACTCGGCGACGGCTCGGCCGTCGTTCATGGCATGCCTGAAGGCCGCTCGGTCGCAGATAACGGTCGGCGCGACGGTCAGTTTGAACTGCGCCTCGATGGCTGACCGGCTATCGGCGACGACACCGGCTTCCGCCTGGATGACACCGCGCGGCGCTGGAGCATGGTTGATGATCACAGCATGCTTGGACTTCGCCCGTGCCCTGGCCACCAACTCGACCACCTTGTCCAGCGCGTCGACGTCCACGATGGAGGGTCGGCAGGGGATCAGAACCAGGTTCGCCAGCTCCAGTGCAGCGAGCGTGGTAGCGGCCGAGCGGGGCGGCGTGTCGATCACCACCAGGTCGCATCCATGTTCTTTCGCAGCGGCCTTGATCCCGGCAACCGGCGGGTTCACCGATAAGGTGACGTCATCTGCGACGCGGCGGTCCCACCATTTGCGGACCGACTCCTGGGGATCAAGATCGACGATCAGGACCCGGTGTCCCAGGCGAGCGGCTTGCACCGACAAGTGGGCGCTCAGGGTAGTTTTGCCCGACCCGCCTTTCTGGCTGTGGACGGCGAGGACCTTCATCGTGTAACCCCGTCAATTCGTTGGTTGACGATGGTATACATTCACGAATTTATAAATTCAAGAATTTATTGTGTGGTCACATCGTTATCGTCCAAGCCCGGTAGGGACGGCTGCGCATGACGGGGCGGAGTGAAGTTCGGGCTATAGCGGCACAGCCGCCATGCGTTGCGCCAGGTGGCCGATAGCACCCGCTCGAATCCTTCATGATCGTAGGCGGGACCGTGAGGACAGGCATCCTCATCCAGCCCTGCCTTGCAGGCGCGTTCGCCGGCGGCCTGGGCCGCAGCAATCTTCTCCCAAGGCGGGTCGTGATCCGGCTCCCCCAGCTCGTCCCCACGCGCCCGCAGAGCGGCAGCAAGACAGGCCGCCACGCCGTCCGGTGCCCGCGCGCAGGAGCCGTAGCAGCCAACCTTGCTGATGCAACGCTCGCAACGCTCCACGGCCTTCCTGCGCGCCATAGTGGCCTCCATCGGTAAAGTCCAATCCCCTCACGAGGGGCACTATTCCTGCGTCTGTTCCCAGACCGCGCGCACCAAGGTGCCGGCGCGCTCCACTGCGTCGTCAACGGTGAGGCCGGGGTTCGCCGAGCGCAGCACGTCCACCAACCCGGTGACGTGGGTCATCGCCAGGGCGATCTGGGCCAGCGGGGTAGGGACGTCGGACTCCGTCGTCGTGGTGATGTCGATCTGCATCTCAGGCCTCCTGATCGGGATCGACGCCGGCATCGTCTTTGCGGCCGCCAGGATTGGCGTAGCCAGAAACCCACGTAGCGGCGTCCAAGCCGCGGCGCCGCTGGCTGACCGGCACCCCCGCCGCGCGGCGGCGTTCCATGATTCCTTGCGCCACACCGGCAGGCGCCACGCGGCGCCGCGTCAATCCCTTGCTCATAACCCTGATCTCCTTACTGCTGGTCGAGTGGAAGTTGGACCGCACCGACTGGCGGGTAGTGGTAGCGGATCGGTCGGAAGACAGTTGTGGCCCCGATGGTGCCGGCGTTGACCAAGCGACGCAGCGTGCCAGCAATGGCGGCGCGGCCGGGGCCATCTCCGTTACATCGTGCATCGGCTGCGCCGACGATTTCCCGTTGGAAGGCCCAGCCGCCAAGGTCGCGGATGATGGCCAGAACCATGGGGCGGTGATCCGGACCCCTGATGCAGGATTTGTGGCCCATCATGCCGCCATCCGCTCGGCCTGCGCCGCGGCCTTCAGCAGCTCGCGGTGGCGGGGCCAGGGGGTCCAGTCGTACTGCGCGCCGTTCCAGGCTCGGCCGGCGCGTTCCTTGCGGCCGTGGAAGGCGCCGTCGGCGCCGAACACGCCCCACTGTTTGAAATGCACCTGGTCCGGGTAGGCCTCGAGGACCTCGCCGATATGCTCCGGTGCCGGTGCCCACTCCGGATCCGTGGTGTTGCTGGCGCCGCCCAGGATGATGCAGGCGGCGATCGACAGGTCGACGCCGGCGAGCGAGCCGCCGATCGGCTCGGCCGACACCCACAGCCTACCGCTGTCCCCCCACACGTCGGCCAGTTGGGCCAACCGGAATCCGTGCGTCGCGTGCTCCACCGTCACCCCGGGCCAGACATGATCAGGCAGCCGCTCCACCCAGGCCGGCAGCGCCAGCTTGCGCGCCAGGTGCGGCCGGTGGGTCAGCAGCAGCCAGTCCAGATGGGTGCAGGCCTCGACAATGGCGCAGAACTCCTCCCGCCAGGCGGGGGGCACCTCCGGGTCCAGCCAGTCGGCCAGGCTGAAGGCGAACACGCTGAAGCGCAGGCCGGTCTCCCGCGCCATGCGGTCCAGGCGCAGGACGCGCGCCTTCCAAGAGGCGAAGCGCACCCGCGGCTCGCCGGCACCCCAGCGCACCAGGTGCTTCCGCTCCAGGAAGGTGCGGGCGTAGCAGATGGCGCAGCCGCTTTTGGTGCCGGCGGTGCCCGCCAGCTCCGTACAGCCGCCCCAGGCATTGGCTGTGAAGCTGGCCCAGCTGATCCCCGTCATCGCCTTGGCGATCGAGCGGGGGATCAGCGCCAGGTCGACCGGGCGCCGCTCCGGGCAGCAGGACAGCGCCGGCGGGGGAGGGGGCGGCCCGATCCGGCAGCAGCCGGTGCAGATCATGGTGGTCATGATGGGTCGTCCTCTTCCATCACCCGGCCGCACCAGAAGCACCGGCGCTCGCCGTCCTCGCCGAACTTGCCTTCGTGATGTCCATGCGGGCTGCGTCGGCATTCGTCGCCATCCGCGAAGCCATAGCGGTCGAGGATGGCTCGGGCCGCCGGGGATAAGTCCTCATCCATGCAGGCGATCTCCCTCAACCGTGCCGCGCGTCCTTGAAGCAAGCGGCGATGTAGCCTTTCCAGTAAGCCGCGGACCCGTCCCGATCCGGCGGCCGGTCGGCGTCGGCATCGGCATTTCCGCGCGCCCAATCGCTTGTCTGGTCGCTTGCCAGCGTCGGCGTGGCGGTGGGCTGAATGTCCTCAGTTTTCATGGGCTGGCCTATGTCGCTGAAATGCCAGTTTTGTTCGATCTGCACCGGAGAGCCTCCATGATCAGCGGCTGCGGAGCAGCGGCAGCCGGAACCGCTCCCGGTCGCCGTCCTGGCGGTGGACGCGGCTGTTCAGCATCGAGGTGAACAGGCTGTGGCCACCGGGCCGGCGGAAGGGCGGCAGCCAGACCAACCAGCCATAACTGTTGGTCCCGTTGCGCAGCCGGACGTTCATCGGCGTCCCGGCCGGGTACATCGTCACCCGATCCTGGAAGCTGTGGATGAAGGTCGCCGGGCGCTCGTAGAGCAGACCGCCCGGCTTGTTGCGGGCCTCGGACAGGGCGAAGCGGACGTCCATCAGGCAGCACAGCCCCTTGGCCGCGTCGCCGGCGTCCTCGAGCAGCTGCAGGGCGTGGGTGATGATGGCCACCGCGGCGCCGGCGTTGCGCAGCGTCTTCCCGCCCATCTTGCTGTAGGGCGGATTGGTGACGATCCAGGGCTGGCGCAATTCCCCCAGCTGCAGGAAGTCCTGCTGCTCGACCGCGAAGTAGGTCTCCGCCGGCGGGAGGATGGTGGAGGCGGTGACGGCACCGGCGCCGAGCTGGTCGGCCGCCACGGCCGCCAGGATGCCGTCGCCGGCGCAGCACTCGTGCAGGCCGGCCGACAGGTCGACCACCGACATGAGGGCGCGCATGCACTCCGGCGGCGAGCGGTAGTGATCATCGACCGGCCGCGGGATCGAGGTGGCGACGACGTCGTCCGCCGGGACGGGCAGGGCGGTGTCATCCGGCATTGTCACCCCCGACCGCGGTATTGAGGATGCCGGCGGTGCCCAGCAGGGCGACGGCGAAGCGGCGGAACTGCGCCGTCACCGGCCCCGGAGGCGCCTTGCCGGCGAGGACCAGCTTGGCCTCCTCGATGGTGGCGTCGATGTCGATCGGCGCCTCGGCCGTCGCCATCGTGCCATCGGCGGCGATCCGGCACTCGACGGCCCGGGGGATGCCGGCGGCATCCTCCATCACCGCAACCACATGTCGGCCCTCGATGCCGACCAACGAGATCATCGTGTTCACAGCCGATCCTCCTTCGGGGCTTTGAAGATCCAGCACTTCAGCGTCTTCGTGGCGTCTTGGGCCGACCGCACGGTCTTCACGTCGATGAAGGCGCGTTCGCGGGAGTCCCTCAGATGCCGCTTCAGCTCCAGCAGGGCGGGCAGCGATTGCCCGTGGCGCTGTGCGGCCGCGGCGATCTCGTTCAGGTTCACGGCGATCTGGTTGGTGCCATCGCGGGCGTGGTTCAGCCCGGCGAGGCCCAGATAGTCGACGGCCTCCCAGAACTGCTCCACCACGCTGTTGTCGGCGGCGATCGCGTTCTGGCGTTCGACGGCGGACTCGACCAGCAGGGCCATCGTCTCGTCCCGCCAGCCATGCGGAAGGGAGACCAGATCGGCGAAGGCCTCGACCAGCGCCATCATCTGCGCATGGTTCTTGCCGATGCGGTTGGTCCGGATGCCTGGGTGGGCCAGCAGCTCGGCCTCATAGACCGGCGTCTTTTCAACGACGGTCTTCATCACCCGCTCCTCGGCCATCGTCGCCATCAGCATGAACCAGCTGACGAACTCCGCCGGCATGCTGGCCAGCTCGTCCGCGGCCTCCTTCGACTCCCTCGAATGGCCGCCGGTACGGAATTTCAGGTGAACGATGCGCTGCATGATCGCATCGCTGGCGTTCACCGCCGCGTTCTGCGAGATCACGATCGAGCCTCGGAAGGCCGGCTCGTTGGTGTCATTGCCGCTGTTGGCGATGCCGCGGGCGCGGCTGGCGCGCCCGTTATAGCTTGTCTTTAATTCGTCCCAATCGAACTGGCGCTGCTTGTTGGTGGTGTCGTCTCCGCGGTCGGATTCGATGTAGCAGACAGGCAGGTTCGACACCTGCGACATGATGCGCGCCCGCGCCGCCAGGGTGGACTTGTTCGGGTCGAACCCTTCGTAATCGGTGCGGCCTGCCAACTTCCACAGGAACTCGATCAACGTCGTCTTACCGGCGCCGGCCTCGCCGATCACTTCCAGGAAGGGATAGGATTTGTGGGCCTCGCGGATTTGCTCCGCGAAGAAGCTGCCCAGCCAGAAGGCGGCCGCCACCAGGCCACGCGGCCCGAAGGCCTTGTAGACCAGTTCCGGCCAGTCCTTCCGGTACTGGCGCACGGTGCCGTGATGCAGCTTCAGCGACTGGTTCAGCGACTTGACCGAGGTGCGGCCCAGCTCGAAGAAATCTTCGTCGTTGATCGGATAGAGCTTGCCGGCGCTGACCGCCAGCTCGCCCCATATCCACGCCTTGTGCTCGCGGGCATAGCCCTGGAAATCGACCGTCTGGACGATCCGGATGCCGTCCAGATGGTGCTTGATCAGCCAGTCCAGCTGTCCTGTGGTGCCGCTGTAGAGCGCGCCCGGTGCAACGGCCAGCAGCCGCTTCTTGAATTCCGATCCTGACGCGATCTGCGGGCCGGTGAAGGTGTCCTTACGCTCATAGGTGGCGTGGGGAAAGCGGATGCGGGCGTAATACCAGCTGTCCTTCGTCAGCTCGTCCGCCATAAAATACAGGAACTGAAAGGTGCAGGTGGCGATCTCATCAATGGTCGCACTGCGTCGCGCGGCCTCAAGGTCGATGTCCTCGCATTCCTCGTCGCCGTTATCGACGCGCTCAATCAGCTCCTTGCGCAGCTGCATGAACTTCTGGTCGGGCAGCTCCCACCACCAGGTGCGCGTCCCATGCTCCAACGCGAAGCTCGTCATGGTGCGCTTGCTGTTTGCCCAGGTCAGCAGGCCGCTTTCCAACGCATTTGGCGCCAGCAGCAGCGCGCCGTGGTAGCGCGCGGTATCCAGCTCCTCCTTGCCCAGCTCGTCGGCGATGTGGGCGTCATTCCAGTCCTTCTTGGCGCCCCGCTGGGGGATTAGCGCGGCGGTGCAGGAAAAGCCGGCCTCCCGCGCTGCCTTCACCGCCTTCTGGATCGCCCGGCGGCCGGCGCGGTCATTGTCCAGCGCCCAGACCAGGCGGGGCCAGATGTTCCGCTCGGCCAGCTCCGCCAGCTTCTTCTCCGGATAGTTCCCGGCGCTGAGGGTGGCCACCGCCTTGACGCCATGCTGGTGCAGGGCGATGGCGTCGATGCAGCCTTCAACCAGCCAGACTTCGTCGCCGTCGGCGATCTCCATCCCCGGCGGCTGCCACCACAGCCCGCCATGCGGGCCATGGAAATGCGCCTTCCTGGTCTCCGGTTCCTCGCCCGGATGCTGGATGGTGACCGGCTCGATCAGCCGCTCCATCCACACGCCCTCGGCGATGTCGAAGACGACGGTGGCCGTCGCGCGCTTGGCGTGGCGGTGGGTGAAATGCCCCTGCCGGTACCAGCCACGGATCCGGCGGATGTCCAGATGGCGGACATGGTGGAGGTAGGCGTCGGCCGTGGCGTTGGGCGCTTCGGTTGTGGCCGGGTAGCGTTCGTTGATGCGGCCGAAGGCATCGGGATACAGTTCCCGCGCCGTCGCCGACCACGAACACTTGTTCTCACGGTTGCAGCGGATCACCCATGGCTTGGCCTCGCTGGTGAACAGCTCCTTTTTCCCGCAGGCGGGGCAGGCGCCGCGCCGCAGGAATCCCTTCGCCTCCCGGAAACCGAAGTCTCGCTTCAGCCGGGCGACGATCTCTACACGAGCGTCGTCATTCATCGTGGGCGAACAGCCAGCATTTCAGTGTGCGGCGGGGGTCGATGGCGCTGCGGATGGTGCGGGCGCCGCGATAGCGCGGGTCGGCTTTCAGCGCCCGTCGCATGGGAAGGTCCATCTCGACCGCGAACGCCCCGGCAGAGGCGTGGCGGTTCAGCTCGCCCATGTTTACTGCCAGCAGGCGGGGATCGCGGGCGTGGTTGATCTTCAAGCCGCCGGCCGCCGCGACGGCGGCGAAGAAGCGGATCGACAGGTTCGACGGCTGGGGACCAGCCCGGCCCAGATCATCCAGCGCCGGGACCGGGAGGTTCAACTTCATCAGGGTGTCCGCCAGCATCGCGTGGATGGTCTGACGGATCACCGGATCGGTCTGCCGCTTCAGCTCCTTCATCAGCCGGATCGCATGGGCCTGGCCCGGCGCATCGACGCGGGGCTTCTGCGCATAGGCACCCGTCTTGCGGATGGAGGGCAAGACCTCGCCTGCCACCCACTTTCGGAAGCGATGGGCAAACGTCCCCGGGGTGATGGCGCCATGACTGCGCAGGATAAGGGTATAGAGGCCGATCTCGTTGATGATGACCATCTCTTGAGGGCCGCCCGCAGTCTCGAAAACTCCGACCCCCTTTTCGTCATCGTCAAGCCGGCTGGCAGCATCGCGGTGGTTGGAGATCCCGAGGACGCGGCAGACGTCAGCTATGACGAACCACGGATCACCCGCATCGGTGACCGAACGGACAAGATGCTCTTCCTCGAATAGGAACGGGGTCAGGCGCGCACTCATGCCACGCCCCCCGACTTGGTGGCGGCGGCAGCCAGAATGGCGTCGGCTTCCTTGCGGAGACTGTCGACCATGATGCCGAGCTGGAAGCCGATGGTTTCCTCGCTCGTCAGGTGCGCGAGGCGGACGACGCCATCCAGCGCTTCAATGATGGCCTGAATTTCGTAAACGTGCTTTTCGACCGTCCGCAGACGGTCTTCGGGCGTGAGGGTGCTCATGCCGGCCTCCACATAGGCGTTGCATTGGCACCACCATAGAAGCCTGTCAGAGCCTCGCTGGCGGTGGGAGTTGACACCTGTATGTGGACAGGCCCCGGCCTTACGGTTGCGGGACTCCCACCATAGCGGGGGGGATGCGTCGGACAGAGTCCGAGCATGAAAAAAGCCGCATTGCACGAATGCCCTGGCGGCCAGCAGCCACATAAGGAGGTGTCAGCTCCAAGGCAGACGATAGGCGCCCGAGTCCGCCCGATCAAGCCCTGGATGGGGTGCGGGTGGGCACAAGGCCGGACGGGATCAGGATTTCGGGGTTCGGGCACTTCGACGGCCAGATTTCCCGGATCGGGGTGATGCCGGCGATGAAGAGGTACTCGCAGTCGGCGTTGCGGCATCGGTACACAACCTCCCTGTAGAGAGACGTGACCTGTCGCGTCCGGACGGTGTCGCACCGGGTGCCGCAGTGCGGGCACATCGTGTGCGGTGTGTGGTCCCTTCCTCGCACCCCTCCTCCTCATGCTCGGCGGAGTAGCGGCTGGGCCAGATCGTCTCAGGCCTTACACCGATGGCCGCGGCGACAGCCTCTTGGGCCGCACGCCACGGGCGCCGCAGGGCGATCGAAGCCGCTTGCGGGTGGAGACCGGCATCCACGCTGATCTTACGCAGCGTCATGCCCTTCTCAATCACTCGCGCCTTGATCGTGGCCCTGGGCCAATCCGCAGTTGCCGCCGCCATCGGAATTCTTGTCGACAGGTAGTTCTACGAGTAGAACCCTTACCTAGAATTTCGTGGCGCGTCTACCGAAATTGCCAACTAAAGTTTGCAAACTTAGTTAACGGACCAACAAAAGTTGGCGCGCCACAGCGCCAACCGCACGCGGGGGTGATTACGTGAGTATGTCCGACATAACGGAATTCCGTGCGCGGCTGGGCGAGCGCATCGCCGAGGTAGCCGACAAGTTCGAAACCAGGCAGGCCGCGGCCGAGGCGGCGGGGATCACAACCGAGGGCCTGCGAAAATGGATCGCCGGCACGGTGAAGACGCCGATCGAAGGGCTGTGGCGCTTGGCGCAGGAGAGCGACACCGACTTCGTATGGCTGTGCAGCGGCGCGCCGGAAGTGGTGCCGATCCGCCTCAACGACGGCGCCGTCCAGCCGGCGGTCCTGCGTGATGTCCTGCGCGCACTTGCCACCGTGATCGCCAGCGAGGGCGTGACCTTCGCCCCGGATCGCTTCGCCGAGCTGGTGTTCGCCCTGCATGACTGGGCAGTCGACCAGCGTCTGCAGACCGCGATGGCCGTCGACCTGAAGGGTCTCGCCCACGTGATCCGGCTTGCCGCCGCCAAGGGATAGCCGCGCCGCACGAGTCCCTACCTCGACACCATGACGACGATGGCGACCGCGGTGATAGCCACAATCGCAAGGGCGCAAAGAACGACGAGCGGGTCATATGCCGATCTCCGTCTTTCCTCTGGGGACACGTCGGTCACCGCCCGGCGTACAATGTCTTCAATTTCATGCTGTGACATGGGACGATCCCGAAGAAAATTTCTGGCACTTCTGCAACCACGGATGTACTACGAAAATTCATAGTAGACAAGGATCTGTGGCGATGTGGCAAACGATCCAGACCTTCCTTGAAGGCACTCCGGGCATAGCCTCGGAAGATGAGTTATTTCAACGCTTTGAAAGCGTGGCGAGCGAGATCGGATACCCCTACTACGCCTTTGGTGCGCTCTGGGGTGATCCGGAAGCGTTCGCCGACCGCCCGGCGCCAGCGGTCCGGCTGAACTATCCGGAGGCCTGGATTGCCCATTACTTCGCCCAGGGATACGACAAGATCGACCCGGTGGTCCTGATGTCGCCCTACGCGCTGAACTCCGTCACCTGGGACGAATTGCGGCCGTACCGGCCCACCTTCTTCGATGACGCTGCGGCACATGGTCTCACCAGCGGCATCTCGATCCCGCTGCGGGCGATCTCCGGCTGCTACGTCCTGTGCTTCGCCAGCGGCGACGAACGGCGGATCGGCGCGACCGAGCGCAACAGGATGGAGCTGCTCGCCCATGGCTTCTTCGCCGCCTACCAGCGGGTGCGCCAGCTCCACCGCGTCGACCATGGTCTGTCCGACAACACGGTGAAGGTGATCCGCCTGTCGATGGCCGGCCTGTCCGTCGAGGAGATTGCCGAGCGGCTCGAGCTGACCAAGGCCGGCGTCTACTGGTGCATCAAGGACAGTAAGAAGCGCCTGAAATGCTCCACCCAAGCCCAGGTCTATTTGAAGGCGATCCAGCTGGGAATTGTTGCGCTGTAGCTTGCGCACGTACCCGGGTGTGTCCCTGCGCCCGCTGGTGTGGATTATCGATCCCCGTTCAACCAATGAACGGAGATCGTCATGCAAACCGTTACCGTTACGTGGAAATCCATCCCCCGTTATGGCGAGCTGTGGCTCCAATCCCACCAGCTTCGCCATGACGCCTTCATCGGCCGCCTCGGCTACGACGTGCCGGCCCACGATGGAATCGAATGGGATCAGTTCGATACGCCCCGCGCGGCCTACATCATCGTAGAGGACCAGGGCAGCTGCGCGGCCGTCTGCCGCCTGGTGCCGACCACCGCGCCCTACATGCTGCGCGACGTCTTCCCCCAGCTCTTACCCTATGCGCCGCCGGAGCGGCCGGACGTCTGGGAGGCGTCGCGCATCGCCGTCGACGCCGGCCGGCCGGCCGCGGCGCGTGAAGCGGCGCTGAAGGCGCTGATCGTCGGAGTGCAGCAGTTCGGGCTGGATCATGGAATCCGCCATTTCCTCGGCCTGATGCCGGTCCCCATTTTCAAGCGCACGCTGATGCGCCACGGGGTCGAGGTCCGCATCCTGCAGGAGGCCGCCCGCGCGATCGACGGCATCCCCACCGCCGCCGGCGAGATCATGGTCAGCCAGACCACGGTTGACCGGCTGGTGCCGATGGCCGCGGCCGTGGCCGCATAGGGCAGGACAAAAGTCCAAATCGCACCCATGCCACCGGCCGTCTGTCCCGTTTGGTCGCGCTTTTTACCCCTGATGGTGACCTGACAACCCAGCCGGAAAGGGTGTATAAGGAATACATTCCCATTAAGGGGATGTTCCGGCAGAGGCCTCAGATGGCCGGTGGAGGCCCCCTTCCACCGGCCAGCCGCCGGATTTGGGGGATGGGGGGAGCCTTCGGGAGAAGGTAACGGACTGTGGATGGAATGTCAGTCCGTTGAAATCAAACGGAAAATTTAGTGACAGCGATAAGAAAACTCGCGCTCACAAATTCCGTAACGGTTCGCAAGTCATTGAAATCATACATGAATTTTGACCGCCTGTGTGGACGGAAATTCGGTAACTCGGTGACGAACCCGTTTGCCGCCCGTTATCTTATTAGGCAAGTCTGATTCATCAAGCGTGCCAATCAGTTACAAGAGTTATCAACAAACAAGTTATTATGTTACCTTTTTTAAGCGCGCCGCCATATTCCCGGCCCGCTCCAAAATAGCGTTGTGCGGGCGTGCCGTCATGCGCTCGCTCACGGTGTCTGCGCGTCCCGCGCTCCCTCTCGCTCTCTGTCTCTCGCTTGTGCTCATGAGCACCGCGTGGACCACCCCCGGGGGGCTGTCCCCCAAGGCGTAAGGGCCGACCGCCGCCGGCCGGCCCTCCTCGAGTCCGCCATCAGGCCGCCGGCGACGGCGCTCCGGATGCCTGGCGGGCGACGTCGGCGATCCGGGCCATGGTGGCGGCATAAGCGGCCGGATCGTCCGGGCGCAGCGTGGTCAGCAGGCCCAGGATGGCGTCGCCGTGCGTCTCGCCGGCGGCCGGCGCCGCCGCGGCCGCGGCCGCGGTGGGAGCGGCGGGCTGCTCCGACTGCACCAGGGTGCCGACGATCGCCGCGGCGCCGGCGATGCCGGTCAGCGCGGTGGGCTGGGCGGTGAAGACGGCGTTGCGTGCGTTCTTGACGTTCGAGGCGACGGTGCTGATCAGCTTGCGCGCCCGGTACCAGGGCGACGTCGGCGCCGGCACCGGCAGCAGCGCGTCGGCGATCGAGGCGAGGCCGATGGCCAGCAGGATGCCGGTCAGCAGGCCCGGGTGGCCGCCGAGCAGGGTGGCGAGGAGATCGAGATCCATGATGATGCCCCTCCTGGGCATGAAAAGGGCCGCACGGCGGGCTGCCGGCGGCCGGGTGGGTGGCAGAGGACCTGGATGAAGGGAGCGGGTCAGAGACCCATGGCGGCGGCCGTGCGCGGCCCGACGATGCCGTCGGCGACCAAGCCGTTGTTGCGCTGCCAGGTCTGCACCGCCCGCGTGGTCGCCGGGCCGTAGATGCCGTCGGCGGTGATGGCCAGCTTGCGCTGGATGGCGATGACGCGGTCCGCCTCGGCGCCGGCCGGCGCCGGGGCCATCTGCGGTTGGCGCTGGGACTGATGCAGGCCGCCCGAGCTGGTGCCCGCGGCCGCCATCCAGTCGCCGCCGGCGAACAGCGCCGCCTCGGCCGCCCGGCGGGCCACCAGCCCGGGCAGATCGATGGTCCGACCGTCCACCTTCGCCTTGGTCCAGCGGGCGAACTCCCGGCCGGCGCCGTCCACGTCACCAAGGTTCAGGCGCTTGAGCAGGGTCGAGCTGGCCAGGTTGCCGGCGCCGAGGTTGAAGGTGAAGGAGCCGAGCGCGCCGCGCTGATCGTCGGTCACCGGCACCTTCACCAGCGCGTCGACCTGGGCCAGGGCGTTCGACATGTCGTCCAGCAGAAACTCCTCGGCCTTCACCCGGGTGATGACCTGGCCCAGCTCGACGCCGGCGGTGTGGCCGTACCCGATCGTCGGCACGCCGGCCGGGCAGAGATAGGCCTCGAGGTAGAGGCCCTCGAAGTGCTGGACGAGCGCGATGGTGGCCAGCGAGACAAACGGCTTTGCGATCATGATGGGTGCCCCTCCGTGCGGGCATAAAAAAACCGCCAGGCGGGCTGCCGGGCGGCGGTGGGTGATGGGGTGGGGGAGGTGGTCAGACGAGCAGGACGGTGGCGATCGCCACGCCGAAGCCGGCGCCGGTCAGCAGCTCTCCCCACTCCGTGGCCCGGGTCAGCCGCCAGCCCAGCAGTGGCATCCGCGTCCCGATCAGGTAGCCGATCGGCATGGCGACGCCGCCGATCGGCAGCCAGAGGGCCGCGGGGTGGGTGGCCACCAACGGCAGCGAGATCAGCCACAGCCGCACGATGCCGGCGGTCAGCAGATAGCCCAGGCGCTCCGGCCGCGTGATGCCGAACAGGGTGTCATCTTCCGGCCAGATGGTGGTCGGCGTGACCGACCACGGCACCAGCAGGTTCTGGCCGGCTCCGTGCGGGATTCCGGCCATGCCGACATAGGCGGCCGCGCCGCAGGCGGCGGCGAGCAGGGCGGCATGGGCATCGAGCGCCAAGCCGGCCAGCAGCAGGTAGACGGTGGCGCCGATCGGCAGCGCCCAGAACAGGATGCGGGCGCCGGTGGTGCCGAGCCAGCTGTGGCCCTGGCCCCGTTCGCGATGGGCGATGGCCAGGGCGAGGGCCGCCAGCCCCAGCTGGTGGGCGTGCGCGGTCAGCCAGCCGGCGGCGGCCGGCCAGATCAGGTCGAACATGGATGGTCTCCCGAAATGAAAATGGCGCCTCGATGGGCGCCCGGTTGGTCAGGTTTGGAGTGTTGTCGCGGCCGATCAGGCCGGTGGCGGGACCATCGGTCCCGGCTCAGGGGCAATCAGCCCCTCGCTGTCGGAGCAGTAAATGGCGGCCGGGTCACCGTTCAGATCGTAGCTCTGGCCGGTCACCAGCTCCGCCAGCTCCTTGGCACTGCCCAGCGTCTTCGCGTGGCAGCCGAACCACGTCAGGGCCTCCATCACGACGCTACGGTGTTCCAGCGTATCGACGTCGATCTGGTACAGCATGCGGCCGTCAATCTCCGGCCGCCATGCGAGGCTGACGAAGCGCAGCGGCATCCCTGTGAAGGAGCTGGCCAAGAGGGTGTTCGGGGTCATCCAGGCCCCCTGCCAGAGCAAGGGGCGGCAGGACACGTAGAAGCGAACGGCCATCACCGGCCTCCGATCTGGCGCTGGTAGGTTTCGATGGCCGGACCAGCCAGCTGAAGCCCACCCGCAGTGTCCGCGGCATCGGTGACGCCGATCTGCTTGAGGGCCTCCAACGTTCCGAAGTCGATCCGGCCGCTGGCCTTGATCTGTAGGGTGGCGTTACCCGCCAGCCGGTTGATCCAGTAGCCGAGTTCCTGTTGCTCGAACTGCTCCCGGCTGGTCACCGGCGGCAGGCTCTTCCACTCGGCGTACATGGCCTGGATTTCAATCATGCAGTCGCGGAGCAGCTTGTCGTCACGCTGGATGTTGTTGGCCGCACGGGTTCGCTGAAGCTGCATGCGCCGGGCGTCGAACTCGTCCAGATCGCCCTTCGCCAGCTTGGCATCGGCCTCGTCCATGTCGATGACCGATTCCTCCCGCTTGTATTGGGCCTCCCGCAGCGCCTGGATCTTGCTGTCCAGGTTCAGCAGCAGGCTGCGGACGCGACGGGCAGGCGTGGTGGGGCCGCCCTCCGTGCCGCCGGTAAAGGCGGCGATTTGGAAGCAGGAGTTGCCGAAGGGCACATGCTCGGCCGCCGTCAGGATTTCGCTTTCGAGCTGGTCGATGTCCATCAGTAATACCCTCCGTTCTGGACCGAGTTGTCGTTGTAGCGGTTGAAGCTGTTGGTCAGGGCGGCCTCGGTGTTCGAGGTCTCGGACACAAAGGTCAGCGACCGCACGCTGGTGCTGCCATACCAATAGCCGGCCGGCGTCCCGCCCACACAGAATGCCTTGGTCGCGTTGCAATGGTTGGCGCTGTAGCCATAGGTGTGGGTTGTCGCGGCAATGGTCACCGCGGCTTCGCTGGCGAAGGTGAAGGCATTGATGCTGCTGTTGTTCCAACCGCCCTGCCGGTAGCCCTTGGAGGTGCTCTGGCTGCACGAGCAACCTTCCGTGCCGGAATTGTCCGGATATCGGTAATCGTAGGCGAGGGTTTCGGTGCTGTTGTCGAACTTGGCGATGTTGTTCGAGCGGTCCGGGCAATAGATGTAGGACAGGGTGCCGGTCATCATGGCGCCCGCCCGCTCGGCGGTGGACGCCATCGAGGCCGAGCTGGCCGCCATTGCCTCGGTGGTATAGGTGAGCTTCTCGACGTAGTTGAAAGCATTCCCCAGGTCTGGCTGATACCAGCGCATGCGGAAGCCTTTGTTCACGGCCGCGCTGGAGTCCACCCCGAGGCCGTTGCTGCTCGCCCCGTTGACCGATTGCGAGGCGGTGACCGCCGCGGTCTCCGTGGCGAACGGGAACCTCTGCACCTCACGGGTTGCGGTGCTCCAAGCAATGAGCTGGCCGGCGATGGTCCAGGCCGTGTTGGCGTCATGGACCGCGCAGGTGGCCATCAGATTGGCCGTCGCCAACGTGCCGACCGAGCGCATGGAGCCGCTGGTCATGCTGTAGGCAAAGATGGTGTGCGTTGGATAGGTGGTCGGGGTGAACTGGCCGCCGGTGTGGACAGACAGTGTGTATCCGGTCTCACCGACCACCGACGGCTGACCGGAGGCATCCACCACCACGAACTCCGTGTTGGCGACGGTGCAGACCAGCTCCACCGCATCGTAGCGGTTGGTGGCCATGATGCCGTCATTCGCGACCGCTGAAGTCGAGCGGGTCCCGTAGCGGATGGTCTGGCCAGCTGCCTGGGTGATCTGCCACCCGCCGGCCCCTTTGCCGATCACCTCGAAGCGGTCTCCCACCGCCGCGGTGGACGGCAGCGGGAAAGACAGGCGCGATGCGCTGTTGGCGATGAAGCTCTGGCTCTTGACCAGAGGCCCGTTGGCGGTTTTCTCGACACAGACCAGCCCAGCGGCGTTGTTGATCACCGTCGCCGGAATGGTGATGAAAACGTCCTTTGTGCCCACGCCCCAGCTGACCAAGGTGCTGCTGTTGGAGCTGTCGAGGATGGTGTCCCGCGACAGGGACCCCGGAGAACCGGCGGTAAAGGTGCCGATGCCGGTTTCCCAATCGGTGCCGTCGGCGATGCAGTAATAGACCTGTGTGCCGCTCGGAACGGCCTGGGCGAAGGTCTGGAAGCCCTGCACCGTCCCGGTCAGGGCAACCGTCCCCGTGCCGGTGCTCGTGGTGGTCTGTTTGACCCTGTCCTTGACGGTGGGCATCACAGTCTCTCCGTAATGGTGAAGGTGGCGGAAAATTGCTGGTGGTTGTCCTGCCGCGGCCGCTGCAGATCCTTGGCGATGCCCCACAGGCTCACGTCGCCCGGGTTCGGGTCGGCGGCGTCGAACATCACCAGGATGTCGTCCTCGATGGAGCAGAGGCGCTGCAGCTCGCGCAGATGCGTGCGCTCCTCGGCCGGGGTGAGTGCAGCCAGGGTGAAGGAGGTCGCCCGGGGATTGGCCCGGCGGCCGATGAAGGTCTGGCCGCCGCGGCCGACCGTCTGGGTGGCGAGCGGTGCCCGCCCGAAATCCTTCCCCAGCGCCGGCGCATGCTGGGGCGTCCACAGCGGGCCGACGAACAGGCGGCCGCCGCGCAGTTCGGGCACCGACGGGTCCGAGAGGTAGAGGCGCAGGGTGCTGGTGGTCACCGGCGCCGGCAGGACGTGGATCAGATAGCCGAACCGGGGGTCGACCAGCGCCGGCACGTCGCCGCTGTCGTAGAGGTCGGTGCCGCCGTTGCTGTGGGAGGCGGTCACCCGGCACCGGCCGGTGCCGCCATGGCTGCTGCGCATCAGCGCGACGCAGTCGATCGTCACCGGGGCGGCCCAGGTGAGGTTCACCCAGGCCACGGTGGTGAGGCCGGCGGACCAGCGCCGGGCCGGGTGCGGGTCGACCAGCAGGGTGACGGGCTTGGTGCCGACCTGGGCGCTTGCGGCCAGGATGGCGGTGTCGGCGAGGTTTCGATAGCCGATCTTGAAAGCGGTGTTCATCAGGCCACCAGTACGGTCATTTCGGATTGGTCGTCTTCGGCGTCTTCAGAGATCGCCACCACGGTTGCCGAGGGGGCGAGCTTCAGCCGCCAGCGGGGATAGGTGATCTGCACCACGTCGCCGAGTTCGCGGGCGAAGGCCTGGTTGCCCAGCGTCACCCGGTAGAGGCCCCGGGGCGAGCGCCACAGGATCTCCAGCTCTTCGGCCAAGCGCTGCGCGTCGTCGCGGTCGCGGAAATAGGCGTCAACGGGGTCCGGATCGCCCGGCTTCTGGTAGAAGGCCTTCGTGGTGGGGTTGGTGATCTCGGCCAGACGCTGCTCTTCCTTCAGCCACTTCTTGCGGTCCTCGATCACCAGGCCGGCCAAGTCGTTGGTCTGGACCGTCCAGTTGCGGTCATAGCCGACGCGCCACCGCCAGGGCGGCGTGGCCAGCTCGTCCGGCAGATCGACCGGCACCACCGACTTGATGTCGGGTTCCTCGTAGATGCCGACGGCTGGGCCGGCCGCCAGGCGGACCGAGCCGAGCGAGAAAAGCCCCTTGCGGCTGAAGCCGCCCCAGCCGCAGCAGCCGCGCAGCAGCTTGGTCGTCACGTCGGCACAGGTCGAGGAATCCTCCGGCCCGGCATAGAAGCCGACCGGCCGGTGAAACTGCCACGGGGCGCCGGACAGGCTGGCGATGCGGACCGCCGGCACCGCGCCGCGGTCCTGCAGGATGTGGCCGATGATCTGGGCCGTCGTCTCCAGGAAGACGCCGCCGATCACCGCCCCTTTCACGTCGCAGGTGACCGCCCCCTTTTCCTGGTCATTGAGGTATTCGACGCGGAACAGCCCAGCGGCCAGACAGGTGATGAAGCTGTTCGCCGGCACGGTTGCCGCCCGCAGGGCCTCCGGGGTGGGGTAGTCCGGCCCCTTGTTCAGTGCTGCGCCGCGGACATAGACGAAGGGGATGTCGCTGACCTGGCCGCCATGGACCTGGAACAGCAACTCGTTCGGGATGACGAAGGCGGGGGTGACGTTCTTCAGCCAGCCCAACGCCACCGGGATCCGCTTGCCTTCCAGGTCGGAGGTGCCGGCCAGTCCCCCGGTGCCGGCGAAGGTCCGGCTTTCGAACGCCACCTCCAGCAGGAACTCCCAGCCGCGCAGCTGGACGATCAGCTTGTCTTCGTCGGCCCGCCATCCGGAGGCCGTGCCGTCGAAGAGGGTGATGAAGTCGGCAAAGCGCCAATCCGGGGCGCCCACCTTGATCTCGATCGGCCGGCCGGCGACGTCGAAGTCCTGGACGATGTCGTCATAGGTCCGGTCGACCCCGACCAGCTCCGCCTCGCCGTATGACACAGCGACGGTGCCCCCCAGCAGGCCGGACACCAGCGACCGCTCGACGCGCAGCGGCGAGAGCAGGGTGCCCGGAAACAGGGTGTTTTCCGGGGTCTCTCCGAAACTGGTCTCGAAGTCCTCGGTGGCCGAATAGAGGGTCAGGAGGGCGGCAGGAGCCGCCACCGCCTGTTCCGGCCCGGCGGCCAGAGGCGCATCAGCGATGATCTGACCGAGCATGCCTACCTCGGGATTTGCCGCATGGTGGCGGTGAGGGTGTAGACGAGCCGGTGCCGTCCGTTGGTCAGCAGCTCGATCGGCAGTTCGCCGAAGCCATAGACCACCGACAGGCCGGACACCGATCCGGTGGCGGCATTCACGCGCCCGGCGATGGCCGTCACTGTGCCGGTCCCAGCGGCGGTGGAGCTGACGCCGCGCACGGCGCCGGCGGTGGCCGTGCCGATCAGCGAGGCGGACAGGGTGCCGCTGCCCGCGCCGACGCGCGACGCGGTCGCGCCCGTCGAGCTGGCGGTGGTCAGCGTGCCGCTGCCGGCGCCGGTGAGGATTGCCTTGCCGGACACCGTCAGGATGCCAGTGAGTGCCGCGCTGGAGGCGTTTACGCGGCCGGCGATGGCTGTTGCCGTGCCGGTACCGGCAGCGGTGGCGCTGACCCCACGCACGGCGCCGGCAGTCACCGTAGCGGAGAGAGAGGCCGCCGCGGTTCCGCTGACTGCCGCCACGCGGGAGGCCGCCGCGGTGATCCCGCTGGATCCCGGGAGGCCGCCTGTGGCCCCGGCGGTCAAACCGGCGGCCCCGGCAACCGATCCCGTGCCGGTCAGTGCGCCAATTCCGGCCCCGACCGTGGTCCCGATCGCTGCTATGCCGCCAGTCGCGATGGTGCTGCCGCTGCCGGATTGCACCCGGGTGGCCGTGCCGGCTGCTCCGGAGGTCCCGACCGCTACCGCCGCGACTGCCGCCGTCAGCGTCGCGGTGCCGCCGATCGCCGCGGTCCCGGCGCTGACGGCGGTGGCGCCGGCGCGCAGCGAACCGGCGGCGGTGCTGACCGCAACGGCCGCGGCAGTGCCGCTGACCCCGAGCGCCCGCGCTGCCACCGCCCCAACCGTCCCGGCACCGACCGTGTTGCCGGCGACGCCGGCCGAGCGGACGCCGTCAGCCGAGCAGCTGCTGGACGCGACGATCGGCGCGCTGCTGTAGGAGACGACGGCGGCGGCCGCAGTGACCGCCGCCGTCGCCTGCAGGCTCCCGCTGACCTCATAGGATGCTCCGCCGCCAACCGCTGCGAGCGGTGCGGCGCCGAGCGGTGCGGCGCCCAGCATCCTTTAGCTCAGGCTCTGGGAGAGCTTGCTGGCGGCCATCTTCAATTCGTCATCCACAGCGACCGTCTTGGCTGCCGGCATAGTGCCGAACCAGAGCATGTTCCCGCCCGTGGCCGCGTCGAAGATGGCGTAATCGCTGATTGTGCCCCAGGCCGCGGTGGCCGGTCCGAACACGATGTTAGCGGCATTCGAGGACACGCCATTGGACGCAGCCGTCATGGTCGCGGTGATCGCCTGGCGGGCATAGCCGGTGCTGGCGGTCCCGACCTCGGTCCCGGGACCGGCCACCGTCGATGCCGAGGTCAGGGCTGCCAGGTAGACCGTCGCCGGCATGGTGTAGGCCGTCTTGCCGTTGGCGTGGTCGAGCAGCTTGTTCCGGAGGTAGTTGGACATGGGCATGGCTTATTTTCCCTTCGTTACGTAGTTGGGTGAGGACAAGGCGATGCGGAGTTCCTGGCCCTGCTTGTCGACGCGCCGCCGCAACTCCGCGTTCTCTTCGCGCAGCACGCCGATTTGCTTTTCCATCATCTCGACCATGGTGGTGGTGATGGTGCGGGTGTCCTGCCGGGCCTCGGCCCGCGACCGGCTGATCTCCGCCGTCAGGTTGCGCAGGGCCGCCTCGCTCATCCCGGTGGACGGGCGCAGATCGGCGATGCCCGGTGGCAGCCGGTCGTTGGCGGCGGTGAAGGAGGAGGCGATCCGCAGGCTGTCGGCCGAGCTGGCCACCGCGGCACCACCGCCCTGCCAGAGCAGCTCCGGACCCTGCTCGCCCACCCACACCGCACCCGGCGGGGTGTTGAGCGTGCCCCGGGCAAAGCCTGGGATGCCGGCGGCCTTGGCCTTGGCCAGGATGGCGGCTTCCAGCGCCGACCCGTGCCCCAGTGCCGCCCAGGCGTTCAGGCCGGCATCGACGCCGCCCTGATAGCCGGCTTCATGGGCGGCATCGGCCTGCTGCGCGGCGGTCAGAGCGTCCCAGGCGGTCATGACGCGGTCGGACGCGCTGAAGTGCAGCCCGCCGGCGACCTGCTGGGTATAGCTCTCGAAGGTCGAGGCCCGCCCCTTGTCGGTGGCCAGCCAGATGTTGAAGGCGTCGTCCAAGTTGCCTGTCCAGCCCATCGCCCGGGCAATGCCGGTCTGCTGGCCGCTGGACAGGCCGTCCCACGCCGTCTGCACCGCCGCCGGGGCGGCATAATGCGGCCGGGTGTCGGTGCCGCCGGTCCGATTGAGCAGCGGCCCGAGGGTGGCCTGCCAGTAGGCGTAGGACTGGTCGAGGACGTTCTTCAGGTCGCTCAATGCGCCATACTGCCGCTGCCCGATCGCCGCGGCGTCGGCCCGCTGCCGCTGCAGCTCCTTCAGCGTGTTCTGCGCGGCCTCGAGCTGCTTCTCCGGCGTCTCGCCGCCGGTGCTTCCGGTCAGCGTGCCGAGCTGATCGAACACTGCCCGCACACGCTGATAGTCCTGGCTGTCCGACGTCGCGTAGTAGGCGCGGGCGAGCTGGACCAGCTGGGGGCCGAGCTGCTGCAGCTGGGTTTGCGCCGCGGTACGCTCGGCGTCGGAGGCGGTGGTCGAGGTGGCGGTGCTGAAGGCGGTCTCGAACTGCCGCCGGGCCTCCTTCAACCGCTCCAGGTCGCTCAAGGGGCTGCTGTCGGTCAGCGCCAGGCTGTCGAAGGCCTGCCGGAACTGCCGGGCCACCGTGGCCGCGGCGACCGCCCCGTCCTGCAGCGCGGTGATGACGTCCTGCTGCGCGCTGATCTGCTGATCGTAGGCGCCCAGGATGTCCTGCTGGGCCAGCTGGAAGGCCTGGGAGGCCCGCTCGGCCGCCTGGACCTGTTGCAGCTGGGTGGTGTCGCGGCCGGCTTCCTGGGCGGTCTTCAGCTCTTGGCGTTGCTGCTCGTCCAGGGTGATCAGGCCGGAGCCGCGGCTGTTGCCCAGCGCGGCGTGCATCCGGGAATCGACCCCGGCGTTGAAGGAGCGGGCCGCCTCGGCGGTGGCGTCATCGAGCTTCTTCAGCGCCGCGGTCGCCGCGTCGACCACCGCCGGCGTGTCGGCGAAGGCGCTGATGATCTGCCGCAGGCTGGTGGAGGTGATGCTGCCCGACTTGACCAGGCCCTCCATGTTGGCAGTCAGCGTGCCGGTCACCTTGCCGAGCTGGGCCGTGCGCTCCGTACCTTCCGGCCAGAGTGCGTTGACGTCCTTCAGGCTCGTCTTGTAGCCGTCGATCAAGGCGACGGCGCTGTCATACCCCTCCTCGCCCTTGGCTTTGCGATAGGCGGTGTCCAGGCCGTCGCTGTAGGATTTCTGCTCCTTCTTCAGGGCGTTGCCGAAACCCTCGTTGAGCTTGGCTGCCAGCTCGGTCCCGACGATGCCGACGGCGGCGAAGGCCTTCACCAGATCGGTGGCGGTGTTGCTCCATTTGCCCCGGAGCTGCTCGACCTTCTGCTCTTCCGGGCTGGTCTCGATGGTGACGCCGGCCACCTCGTCCAGCAGCCGTTTCCGGGCGGCGCCCAGCGCCTCCATCTGCTTCATCGCGCCGAACAGGCCGTCGGGCACCGCCTGACCGGCGGCGACATAGGCATCGGCTGCCTTCCGCATGTCGGCGGCGAGGGCGTCGAAGTCCTTGCCGATCGGCGAGAAGGTGTTGTTGCCGAGGCTGGCGACGATGCCGTTCAGCTCCGCCACCCGCTCCTTGACCAAGCCGACGGCGTCGAACTTCTGCTGCAGGGCCTCGGCCTTCTGCCGGGCCTGTTCCTCCTGGACCTGGCGGGCGGCGGTGGCGGTCGGAATGCCGACGGCCGCCGCCCTGGCGTTGGCGCCATCGAGGGCGCGCTGCAGAACCTCCGGGATGGCGCCGGTGCTGGCCAGCAGCTGCTGGGCCGCGGTGTCCAACTCCTTCAGGGCCAGAGCGGGGTCGCCGACTTCGTTCCGCAGGATCCAGGACGGGTTGTCGGCCAGTTCCTGCACGCTGATCCCGCCGGAGCCGGGATCGCCCACCCGCGCCGAACCGACCATCTCGTTGGTCAGCTTGCCGGTCGGATCGGCCTTCAGCGCAGCTGCCAGGGCGGCGAGCGTGCTGTCGATCTCTGCGGCCGACGTGGTGCTCTGCCAGAAGCCGCCGCGGCCGCCGCCTGCCGCCATGGCGCGTTCGCCGATCGTGCCGGCCGTGCCGGCGACGGCACTGGTCTGGTCGCCGTAATCGTGGCTGACGGCCGCGGCGGTGCCCTTCTCCCCGGTCAGCGCCTCCAACATGCCGGTCAGGCCGGTGCCGGCGACCTGGGCGGTGGCCGAGAGGGCGGCGGCGACCGCGGTCGGGGTCAGGCCGGCGACCGCCGCCAGGGCCTCGGTCTGCGCCTGGGTGTTCTCGGTGGTGTCGGCCTGCCAGCCGGCGACCGCGGCCATCCAGCCGGTGACGGTCGAGACCCACCCGCTGATGGTGTCGACCAGGCCGCCGCCACCGCCGCCGTGGCTGTCACCCCAGCCGCCGCCATAGGCGGAATCCCGGTCGGCCGTGCTGCTGCTGACCTCGCCATGGGCGGCATTCTCGCCGCCATGGCCCGATGCGGTGCCGCCACCGTCACCAGGGCCGCCGCCACCGTTTCCATCGCCATCCTCGAAGGCGAGCAGGCCGGTGGTGGGGTTGATGGTGCCGGCGGTGCCCAGCGCCCGGCGGACGGCCGCCAGCTCGTCGCTGCCGCGCAGATGGATCAGCGTGTTGTCGCCGCGCCGCCCCATCTGCGACAGCATGGCGGCGCTCTGCCGGGCATCCCAGATCCGCTCGCCGCCGGCGAGCCGGACGACTTCCGGGCCTTCCTCGCCGACCACGGCATAGCCCGATGGCGCCGACAGGGTGCCGGTCGCGAAGCCGGGCAGCTTGGCGCCGGAGCTGACCTTGAACACCGTCTGGGCGTTGTCGATGACGTCCAGCAGCGACTTGCCGAAGGTGTTGGCGCTCGAAACCCCGGTCTGAAACTGGCTGAACAGGTCGCTGATCGAGCTGCGCAGCGCCTTGACCTGGGTGTCGAAGCTGTTCGCGAACTCCAGATGCGACAGCATGTCCTCGAGCGACACCGCGCTTTCGTGGGCGAGCGCGTAGGCGACCTCGGGCACGCCGGACTTCATACTCTTCAGCAGGTCCAAGGCGGCCTGCTCGGCGCTCTTGTTCTTGCTGTCGATGTAACTGTCCTGGGCCGTTGCCGTCAGGCCGAGGCGGGCGATGATGTCGTTGAGACCCTTGGCGACCTTCGAGGCATCGGCGTTGAAGCGGGTCGGGTCGCCGTCATTGTCCTGGGCATAGGCGCCCAAGGCGTATTTCCCGTTGCCCTGCAGGGTGATGTGCGAGATCGAGTATTTCTCGCCCCTGTCCTTCGCCCCCGACACCGCGCTCAACAGGGCGCCGGCCGCCATCATGACGCCGCCGACGATCTGGCCGCCGGGGATCAGCGACACGATGCCGCCGGCCGCCGTGAGGCCGCCGCCGATCTGCTGGCCGGTGGTGGCGCCCTTCTGGGTCGCCATCATGGCGCCGGACGCGACGCCACCGACCCCCTGCAGCACTTGGCCCCAGCTTGGGTTCCAGCCGGCAATCCCGGACTGCTGCGGCATCGGACCGACGAAGGAGGCGTCGGGCCGCGCGGTCTCGCCGGAGCCGAACACCTTGGTGTCGAGCCAGCTGCCGCCAGCACCCTGGGACGCGGGCGCGAAGGACGTGCTGCCGTCGGCGTTGCGGATCACCCGCTGCTGCTGGCCGCTGCCGCTGCTGCTGCTGCTGCTGCCGAACAGGCCGCTGACCCAATCGCCGGCGCCGCCCAGCAGCTTCTGGATGCCGCCCAGGAAGGTGTCGGCGCCGTCGGTGGCGGCGTCGCCGAACTTGGTCGCGCTGTCGCCGGCCTGGGTCAGCCCGTCGGCGGCGCTGATGGCGCCCTCGCCAATGTGGCTGACCGCGCGGCTCTGCACCTCGATGACGGAGGAGGCGTCCTTGGTGGCGCTGGTCATCCCCAGCGCGCTGTCCACCCACGACTGCTGGGTGGCGGTCAGGGTCTGGGTGCTGTCGGTGGCGCTGCGCTGGGCCTCGATGGCGTCGAGCTGGACCTGGAGGGCGCGCTCCTGCGCATCGCTGACCCCGGTGGTGGCCCGGCCGGCGGTCTCCATGGCGGTGGTGCCGCGGTCGTAGGCGCCCTTGGTCGCCATCACCGCCGACACGTAGGCGTCGCCTGACGTCTTGATGTGGCCGCTGTAGGTCGAGAGCGCCTTCGACACATCGCCGCCGGCGCGATCCAGGTGCTCCTTCAGGATCCGCGCGGCCGCGTCCAGGTTCTGCGCCGGATCGGCCGGGTTCGTGATGCCGTAGGCCTTCCAGTTGGCCGGCATCACCTGGCCCAGCCCGGCAGCACCTGTCCGGGGGTTCACCGCGTTCGGGTCCCACGACGACTCGCGGGTGATGACCGCCTTGAACAGGTTGGCGTCCAGGCCGTACTTGCCGGCGATCTGGTCGGCCATCCCTTCCAGACCGGCGGCGCTCTTGACCGCCACCGGCAGGGGGGTGGCGTTGGTCGCGGACAGGCCGGCAAAGCCGGAGGCGTTCGTCACCAGGACCGGCACCGGGCTGGCGCCGGCGCGGCTGGCCAGCTCCTGGAAGCGCGCCAGGTTGCCGCCCGGATCGGCGGCCTTGACCGGCGCCACCGCGCTGTCCCCGACCGGCGTCGGCGACAGCAACTTCGTCATCGTGCCCTGAACCCAGGTCTCGAGCGGCTTGGTGACGAAGCCGCGCAGGAACACCTTCTCGATGTCCTTGGCCAGCGACTTCAGCGTGTCGGTCAGCTTGGCGCCGGAGAGCAGCGCGTCCTCGAATCCGGTGGCGATGGCCGAGGCGAAGTTGCGGCTGGTCTCGGTCGCGTCGGCAACCCGGGCCTGGTACTCCGCCACCGCCCCGGCCTGGGCCACCCAGGCATCGCGGGAGGCCTGCGGGACCGCCTGCCAGTCGGCCGAGTCCTGCACCTCCTGCGTCGCGCGCAGGATGGCGACACCGCGCTCCCGCTCTGCGTTGCTGGCGCCCAGCAGCTCGTATTCGGCGCGGGCCAGGGCAAGGTCGCGGTTGCCCTGGCGGATGGTGGCGTTGACCCGGCCGACGGCATTCTGGGCCTCGAGCGCCCGGGTGCCGGCCTCGATGGCGCGGGCACGGTCGCTCTCGGCCGAAACCCCTTCCTTCAGGACCTGGGCGCGCACCTTGTTCTGGATGGTCGCTTCGGCGACGGCCGCGGCGGACACGCCCTCGGCGTCGGCCAGCCGGCTGGCAGCGGCGATCTGTTCGGCGAGATCGCGGTTCCAGGCCGCCTGCTGGCCGGACAGGGCGGCCAGCGACTTCTGCAGATCGGCATTGGCGAGGGCGAGCGCGCGGACCGGGTCGACGCCGCGCGCCACCTGATCGGCGTAGACGTTCTGGGCCTGGGCCACCGCCGTGGCGATGTCGCCGCCCTGGGCCTGGGCCGCGGCCAGCCGGCGCGCGGCCGCCACCGCCAGCTCCGACGACTTCACCGAGGCGTCGACCTGGGCCGACCACTCGATCATGCCCTTTTCGTAGGCGTCGCGTTCCGCCTGGTCGGCCTTCTTCCAGTCGCTGGTCTCCCGCAACACCTTGAAGAAGGTCGCCTGGGCCTGGGCGGCGATGATGGCCGGCTGCGACAGCGACGCGGTGGCGGTGGCAAGCGCCCGGGCGTCGATGATCGCTTCCTGCGCCGTGCGGTGCCGGTCGGTCGCCTCGGCCGCATACTTGCGGTCCAGGGTGGCGTTGGTGGTCGCAGTTTCGGTGGCGGTCAGGCTGTCGCCCGGCTTGGCGCCCCGCTGCTTCAGGATCTGCTGCCGCTGTTGCTCGAACTCGCGCGCCCGGCCGGCGGCGGCCTCCATGACGCGGGCCTGCCGCTCCGTCTCCTCGGCGAATGCCTGGGCTGGGTTCAGCGTTTCGACAAGCTGGCGACGGTACAGTTCAAGGAGGCGGATGGCCTCCTGCTTGGACACCGCGCCGAGTTCTTCGGCCCGCGCCACCTGCTTCGTCCGGTTCTCCAGCGCCTCCTGCGCAGCCATCACCGGATCGACCGAGCGGGCGAACTCGTCCATGGAGTGGGAAACGCGGACGAACTCCGCGCGCACGCCGTTGGCCCAACCCTGGATGGAGTCGTCCCGCTCCAGCTGCTCGAGGCGGGCCAGCTCGTCCTCGTCGGCCCGGCGGCCGGCGGTGGTGAGATAGCCCCCGGACCCGTTCAGCGACCATTGCAGGCGCTGGATTTGCTCCTGCCGGCTCGGCCCCTGCTCCTGTCGGGCCAGTTCGTCCACCGCGTTGGAGGCGAACTTCTTGAGGTTGCGCCAGCCCTGCTCGATCGCGCCGAGCTTCTCCGCGGCGCCGGCGGCCCGGTTCTCCAGGCCCTGCAGGAGCAGCTGCTGGGCGCGCTCCAGGTTGCCCTGGGCCTGGTAGTTCTTGATGACGCGGGCCTGCGCCGCATCGAACAGGCCGTAGCGGCTGGTCAGCTCGTCCACGGCCTTGGCCGGGTCGCTGAACAGCTTGGCGAGATCGGCGCTCGCTTCGTCGGTGTCCCGGCCGGTGAGGAGCGCCCAATCCTTGGTCGCCTTGGTCAGATCGGACATGATGCCGGCGCCGATGCGGCCGGTGCCGGCAAAGGCGGTGATCATCTCGCGGGCGGAGGCCTGCGAGACGCCGGCGGTGGCGGCGATCTGGTCGGAGAAGTCGGCGAACTGCCCGGACATGACGCCGGCGGCGTTGCCGGTCGCCTGTGCGGTGCGGTCGAACTCCCGCATGTCGGAATTGAAGCGGGCAGCGCCATAGGCGAGCACGCCCAGCGCGGCGCCGATGGCGAGCACGGGCGCGGCCACGAGGGCGAAGCGGCCGGCGGCGACGATTGCCTCCTTGCCGGCTGCCATCAGGCCGTCGAAAATCTGCGGCCCCTGCTGCACCAGGATGGTTAGCGCGCTGGTGCCGCTGTAGGCCTGGACGGCGATGTCGGACAGCTGCGGCGACAGGATTTGCAGGGCGCGCGTGTGGGCGGTGGCGCTGCGGGCGGCGCCGGTGAAGGCGTCGCGCTGATCGTTCAGTGACTTGGTCAGCCGCGCATGCTGGGTGTCATCGATCTTCTTGCCGGCGAGGGCCTCGTCCAGCTGCTTCTGCTGCTCGGCAAAACGGCGCTGCGCCGCGGCGGCCGGGTCCAGCTTGTCGATTAGCCGCTGGAGCGCCTGGGCCTCCTGATCGGCATCCTCGAACGTGGAAGCGGAGCGGGCGGCCGAGGACTTCGGAGCGCCGGTGGAAACTCCCAGCAGCTTGTTGAAGCGCTCCTGGGCATCGGCGGCGCGCTGGGTGGCGCGCTCCCGCTCGATCATCTCCTGGGTGGCGCGTTCGGCCTGCTGCTGGGCGCGCTGCTCGGCGTCGGACCGCTCCTGCTCCGCCCGGATCATCGGGTCGTAGGCGGCCGCCACCTCGCCCAGGATGCGGGCGCGTTCCTGTTCGGCGACGTTGGCCAGCTCGAGGACGCGCGTGACGCGGTTCATCTCCTCGACGTACCGCTTCACCTCGGCATAGCTGGCGTCGTAGCGCGTGCGGACGCGGTCCAGCTCGTCGGCGAGCGCCGCCTGGGCCTGGGTCTGCGTTTCGGCCGCCCGGGCGGTTTCCTCGGCCCGCTGCCGCTCGGCCCGGGTCACCGGGTCCAGGGCATTGGCGACCGCCTGCAGCGTGGCGGCATACTCGTGTCCGGTGACGCCGGCGGCCTCCATGATCTTGGAGACGCGGTCCACCTCGTCCTTGTATTTGGCCGCGGCGGCATAGGCCGGATCGTACTGCCGGCGCACCTGTTCCAGACCCTGCGCCAAGGCAGCCGAGGCCCGGGCCTGTTCGGTCGCCGCCTGGACCTGGGCATCGGCCGCCGCCTTGGCCGCCCGCGCCGTCTCGTCATAGCGCAGCTTGGCTTCGCCCGTGATTCGGTTCGCCTGCTCCTGGCTGATCCGGCCGGCATCGACGGCACGCTGGGCAGCCTCCTGGACGCGCTTCACCTTCTCGAAGCTGTCGGTGTAGACGCCCAGCGACCGGGCGATGGTGGCGAACTCCTTGCCGTAGCTGGCCAGCCGGCGGGCGTTGGTCTCGACCTTGTCCCCCACCGATTCCATGCGGGCATCGATCTGGTCGAGCGTCGACAGCGCGCCCGACCCGTCGACGGTCAGGGACGCAATTTTCTCTTCGGCCATGGAGGTGCCTCGTGTGGGGAAAAGTGGCGGCGATCAGCGGGCTTGGATGGCGATGGCGGGATAGCCCTGGGCCTCGTCCAGCCCTTCCATCCGCAGCCACAGGAACCGGCTGGTGACGATCGAGCCGTAGCGGCGGGACACCGTCGACGCCGCCAGGCGGAACACGCCGTTGGGCGCTTGGTCGGACTGGCCGCGCTCGATCTTGCCGGCGTAGGGCTGGCTGTTGGTGATGACGAACTCCGACCGCGGGGAAAGGCGGTCGATGAAGGAGGTGTCGCCGCCTTCGGTCAGGGTGCCGACCTCGCGGCCGTCACAGAACAGGAGGTGGGATTCCCGGAACACCCGCTGGTCGGGGTGGACGAAATCCTCCGGCGACAGTTCGCGCAGCTGGGCCGCGGCGAAGCCGATGATGGTCCGGATGTAGCTGAACTCGAAATAGGCGACTCCGTGCGCCTTGATCTGTTCGATCGCAGCGTTCGGCCGCCCGTCGATCCACTGCTCGAAGGTGTCGGGCCGCGCGCTTGTCAGCACGCGGCTCAACTCCGTTTTGACGGTGTCGACCAGCGCCCGCTGGACGACGTCTTCGGCGCCCTGCCGCATGACGCGGATGGCGCGGTCGATGAAGGGCGAACGCGCCATGGTCAGGCCGCCTCCTTGTTGCGGGATTTCTGGATGGCGGCCAGCAGCGGGCCGGTGGCCACCCCATCGGGATAGATTTCCAGAGCGCGGTCGATGCCGGCCCGGATGTCCTCGATGTCGGTGCGGGTGATGATGCCGGGCTGTTTGCTGGCCTGCAGTTCGGCCTCGAACGCGCTCATCAGCGCGAAGGCCTCGATCATCTTCGTGGGCTGGTCCATCGTCCCGCCGGCTTCCGGCAGATGGCCGGCGCCCATCCCGCCCTGGGACAGGCGCCAGAGGCGCAGCATCGCCCAGCACCACGGCTCCAGCCAGTCGCGGGGGTTGGTGCGGTAGGTTTCCGCCCCCACCCGCCACGGCCCGGTGGAGTCGCCGTCGAAGCGCGTCGGATCGGTCGCGACGGCGACGGCGATCCTTAGGAGTTTCCCTCCCGGCCCCGGGTGGTCGCCAGCTCGTCCAGCTTGGCCAGGATGGCGTCGATGTCCGACGGCGGGATCAGGGCGATGCTGTCCTCGGTCGCCAGCTCGGCATCGCCGCTCGCGCCACGCTGGACGGCGAAGGTCTCGGCGCCGGGCAGGCCTTCGAGGCCGGCGACGTAGAAGCGCAGGCGCAGCATGGTGATGCCGGAGCTGTGTGCCTTGCGCTGCTTCAGGACCCTGCGGACCTCCTCGGCCTCGCAGGTTTGCGTGAACAGGTCCTCGAACAGCGGGATCGCCGCCGCCGGCACTTTGGCGTTGCCGCTCTCGCGGAAGGCCTTGTCGAGCGCCTGGAAGTCCGGACTGTCGGCAGTCACGCCATATTCGGCACCCCGCGACTGCACCACCGCCTTCATCGCCAGCCACAGCTTGCGGTCGCTCGGGGCAACCGGCACGTCGAAGTAGCACTGGTCGAACTGCGCCTGCAGGCGGAAGTTCGGGACGCGCAGGATGTAGACCGGGCGCAGCGTGCGCTTCTGGGCATCGGCCTCGATCTGTTCCAGGGCCCTGCGCAGGCTCTCGATCAGTTCCTGCGCGGTCTTCAGCTCCTGGGCCTTCGCGTCGGCCTCGCCCTTGGCCTTGGCGGCGCTTTCGGCCGCAGCGTCGGCGGCCGCCTGGGCAGCGGCGATGACGGCCTTGTCCTGCTCGCTGTCGGTGTTCAGCGCCAGCAGGGCCTCCAGGTCGGATTTGGCCTTGGCGGCCGTCTCCTCGGCGGCATCGGCCGCCTTGCGGGCGACGGTCAGTCCGGCGGCGGATTCGTCCACCTTCTGCTCGGCCACCGCCAGCATTTCGCGGCGGTTGCGGCCTTCATTGGCGATCGGGTCGAAGCGGTACTGGCCGACGGACAGGGGAAGGGTGCTCATGATGGAATCGTCTCCGGGATAGACGGGTGGTGGAGAAGGAAAGGGGCGGGGATCAGGAGGCCGTCAGGCGCTCGCGGGCGAAATCCAGCGCGCCCTGCAGGCACTGCTCGGGGGTTTCGTCGGGGCGGAAAGCCTGTCCCATCGCCTGCGGAATGCCGTTGATGGCGCCCATCGGGGAGAAGACCGAGAAGCGGTCGCCGCGGCGCTCGATGGTGACGGAGGCGTCAGGGGCCGGCTCACTTTGGAGCAGCGTGAGGGTTCCCGGAGTGGCCGCGGCCATGGCGGCTTTCAGCTCCGGACCGCATTCACCAATGACGACGGCGTGGGTCACGCCACCGAACTCGATGAAGCGATACATGGCCTCGGCATCGCGCAGGACGCTTTCAACGCTCGCGACCTCAAAGGAGCTGCCGTGCCGATTGATCGTCGCGATGTCGACGGCCAGGCGCAGGCAGTTCAGGCGATCGGCGCGCTTGGGGGCGTCGGTGGCCGTCTGGGCCGCCAAGGGGGTGGACTGGTTGTCCATGATCTCGTCTCCGGGATAGACACGTGTTCGTCGCGAAGGGGCAGGGCGTATCCCGGACGCCCCGCCCCGCGCCTCGCGTGGGCGGTCAGCCTTGCGGCCAACGGGTGTTCCTGGTCCGGGTCAGGGAAGGGCAGGGCAGGGCCTTACGGGGCCGGGATGTAGACCGGCGGCCCGGACGACTTGATCGAGCAGCTGAACTGCTCGGCGTTGCTGTCTTCGCCCGAACGCTCGTACTGCTCGATGACGAAGGTGCCGACGAAGCTGTCGCCGTGGCCGGAGATCAGCTGGGCCTCGAGATAACCGCCGACCCCCTGGGCCATGGCGGCGTCCCAGACCTTGCGGGCGCCGGTGGTGCGGCTGTCGAAGATGCCCTGCAGGCTGACGGACAGCTCCTTGGCGCCGCCGCCCGGCAGGTATTCCTTCCAGCCGTTGCTCATCACGTTGGTGATGTCGACGGGCGCGGCGTTCAAGGTCATGCGAGTGCTTTTCGCCCCGCCGATCGTGAACAGGGTCGGCGACGGGGTGGCGCCGTCGCTGATCTTCAGCGTGAAAAGGCGCCCGGCCTGGGCTTCGATCGAGGTGGTCACGGACATGGATCAGGCTCCTCAGGAGGCGGTGCGCGGGGCAATGACCGCCACGCTGACGCTGGGGGTGGACGAGAAGGTCAGCGACACGCGGCTGGTCGCCGGGTTGTTGAAGGCCTTGGTGGGGAAGGGGCCGATCAGCCGGTCGCTGCCGGCGGGGACGATCACCTGGCGGTCGGGCTTGGCCACCGGGCCGTAACCCGGCACCTCCGGCGCGGTGTTGCGCGACGGGACGGTGACGGTGATGGCGCTCCCGGCAGCGTTCTTGACGTGCAGGATCTCGGCGCCCGTGTTGGCGAAACTGTCGCCGTTGGCGGCAGGCGAATAGGTGAGAGCGGCGCCCGTCTCGCTCGGGGTCTGGGCAGGCAGCTGGGCCATCTGGCGGTCTCCAACGAAAAAAGCCGCCGGGCGGGGGCCGGGCGGCGGGGGAAATCAGGCGGGGCGGGAGGTCAGGCCTCGAGGCGCTCGACGCGGAAGTCGATCTGGACCGGGGCGGTGATCCAGCGGCCGGCGGTTTCGGAGGCGTCGGCGCCGGCGCCGGCGGCCGACAACGTCATCACGCCCATCACGGCGACCTGGACGACGCGCACATCGTAGCCGAGCGCCGGGCCGTCGACATGGGGAGCGTAGAGGCCCGCGACCTTGCCGGCCTCGACCAGCAGTGCGTCCTCATCGATGCCCATCGGCGCCCGCACCAGGATCTGCAGCATGCCGGCGCCTTCCCACAGCACCGGCCCGGTCTTTCCGTTCCGCTCCCAGACGATCGAGGTCAGCGCGTGGATGACGTCGCCGGTGGGCGGGGTGAAGGGCGAGCCGCGGCGGCCGATGTGCTCGGGCGGAATCGGCCCGGTGGACAGCGGCGCCCGCAGCGCCTGGTGGACGGCGAGGACGTCGATCATGGTCAGGCTGCCTGCAGGTCCCAGGCGACCACGGTGGCGCCCGAGCGGTGGGTGGTGACCCGGGAAAGGTCGAGGGGGCCGTCCTCGGTGGTCAGCTGGTCCCCCGCTTTCGGGCGGCGGGGCAGCGAACCGCCCAGCACCAGCCAGCGGGAGGCCCCCTTCACCACCGATCCGCCGAAGCCGGCGGCGTCGGTGATGGAGAGCGCCCGGACCGCCTGGTCGCGCACCCAGGAGGGGACCAGCTCGGTTCCGGCCGCCACGGGGGCCGCCAGAGGGCGGTCCAGCGGGATCGAGGCGAATGTGCCGGCGACCGCCGCCACCGTGCCGGCGGCGACATAGGCCTCCGGATGGCCCGGCAGGCGGAAGGCATCCCCCGGGCAGACCCGGCCGGTCGCCAGGGTGCCGGCGATCGACAGCGTCACCGCCCCGGCCTCGGCCGCGGCCGCCACCGTCCAGGAGGAGCCGCGCGGCGGCGAGCCGGCGTCATCGACCGAGCGAAGGGTGACGGGCTGTCCCCAGCCGATCATCAGCCGCCAGCGGAGGCCCAGCGGATCGGCGCCGATCGGGAAGGGCACCGCCGGCGTGTCGATGGCGAGGCTGCGCTCGCCGATGCGCAGGACGCCGCCGATCGCCGGGGTCACCTGATGGCGCATCAGGTCGAAACAGACGCCGTCGACCGGCAGCGCGAAGCCCGGGAACTCCAGAGGGGTGCCGGCCTGCATGACGGTGCAGGCCGTCTCGGTCCCGCTGGGCGAGACGTAGAGGGCGTCCAGGCCCAAGCGGGCGAAGACCAGCTCCAGGTGGTCGGCGGCGTCCATCGTCAGACCTTGATGGTGGTGACGAGCGTGGTGACCCGGATGTCGACCATCTGGGGCTGGGTGCCCTCCGGCGCGTCCGGCGGCAGGGGAACCGCGACCGACAGGGTCTCCGTGCCGTTCGGGGTGACGAACTGCCGGCGCGGGATGGTCGGCAGGTTGAAGGTTGTGGTGCCGTTGCCCGGTCCCCAGCTATCGCCGATCACGGCGAACAGGACGGGATAGGCGGTGCGCTCGACCTCGCGACCGTCGCACTCCAGCCGATCGCCGGGCAGGGCGTGGAGCGGGAACACCTCGATCGCGCCGACCGGATGGTCCTCGGCGATGCGGACGAGCGGCGTGGCCGGGTTCTCCGGCAGGCCCAGGCCGGCCGCGGCGAACAGGTAGCTCGCGCCCATCTGGCGATAGGCCGACATGTCGACCACCGGCCCCTGCGGCTGGATGCGGACGACGGGGATGAAGGGGGAGACCGCGCTCCCCAGCCCCTCCACAGCGAAGAAGAAGTTCGTACCAGGCTGACGGGTGGCGCTCACGGCGGGTCTCCCTGAAACGCGACAGGCCGCCCGAAGGCGGCCCGTGTCGCGGCTGGATGGCGGGGGTGGATCAGGCCTTCTTCAGGCGGCGCAGGCTTTTCGGCCGCAGGCACATCGGCAGCGGGTTGGACTGCACCTCGAAGGCCCGCTGGCTCGAGGTCTGCCGCTCCTGGCGCTGCAGCATGTAGACCGGCAGGCCCTCGCCCTCGATGGTGTCCCAGGTGTCGCCGGGGGCGAAGAAGGTCTTGAACAGCCCAGGCACGCCGAGCGCGAACAGACGGGCTTCGTCGGTGGGCACCGACACCTTGCCGTCGTCCGAGCCGCGGTAGTTCACCCAGATGATGTCGGCGTACTGGAAGGACGAGAAGGCCTTCTGGCTGGCGAACAGCTCCGGCGCCTTGGTGACGCCGGTCAGGCCCTTCGAGCGGGCGTTGACCACTTCCTTGTTGCCGCGCACGGCGTCGAAGAAGTTGTCGCCGCACGCCACCACGATGGTCATGCCGGCCAGATTGAAGCCGTTCAGCGACTTGGTCACCTCCCGTTTGATATTCAGGCACAGATCATCGAACTTGGCTTCATCTGCGGTAAAGGTGCCGAAGGGCACGTTGACCGTTGCCGGCCGCGCGATGCCATAGGCGTTGAAATAGTCCCACAGAACGGTTGTGCCGTCGGCGTCGTAGACCTGGCCGTCGATGGCGCCGAGGTAGAGATGCTCCAGCGTCATCGACAGCTCGGCACGGATGCCGGCGGGGCCTTCGACCCGGCGGTAGACCAGGCGCTCGGCGCTCTGCAGCAGATTGGCGGTGCCGGGCACGCGCACGCCCAGAATTTGGTCGGCGGTGATGACGGCCTCGCGGGCGAAGCGGACCGTGTTCAGGTAGCGGGTGGCCGCCTTCTCGCCGGTGGACTGGCTGGGGGCGGCGCCGCGCGGGCTGGACTGGATCAGCTTCAGCGCGCCGTTGATGTCATCGAAGCCGACGACGGTGGTGTAGACGCCTTCGCCGACGAACAGCCCCAGCGAGCCGAGATAGCCCGGCACATAGGGGACGTTCTCGTTGACGTAGGAGGTCATCGAGGCAGCGCTGAAAGCGTCGCCGTTGAAAATATCGAGAGTGAGTGCGGCCATGGTGGCGGCTCCGGAGGCAGGCGGTGGGTCAGCGGGCGATGATGAAGCGGGCGGGGTCGGCGAGCTGGGCCAGGGCGGCCGCGATCTCGGCGTCCGTCATGCCGTCGGGCCAGACCAGGGCGTCGGCGTTCACCTCGCACAGGCGGACCATCAGCGTGGCACGCACCGCATCGGTGGTGGCGTTGGCGCCGGCATAGAGGATCGCCTTGGCGGTCTGGGAGCCGTCGGTGGCGTCCGGATCGACCAGGACGAACGTCTTGTCGGCGGTGATCTGGCCCAGCACGGAGCCGGCCTGCAGCTTCCCGGCTCCGGCCTTGATGGTGCCGGTCCCGCGGGAAATGCTGCCCATGCCTTCGGAGACCAGGAACTCGCCGGCGTGCCGGCCCTCTTGGAACACAGTGCCCATCTCAGACCTTCCGGTTCGGGTTGTTGAAGCGGTCGTAGACCGAGGCGACGTTCACCGGACCGCGCGGCGTCGGGTTGGTGCCCGGCGGCGTGTTCTGGGTGCTGTCGACGTGGCTCGCCTGGTCGCGGGCGGCGAGCGCCTCGAAGGCGACAGCGCGGGCGCTGTCGACGGTGGCGCCGTTGGTGATCAGGCCGGCCGCCTGGTCGGCGATGCCGGCCCGGGCGCAGATGTCCTTGATCGACTTGGCGTCCTGCAGCCGGGCGGTGACGGTGGCCGGCGTCGCCTTGGCGGTGATCAGCGAGGCGGTCAGCTCCGGCAGGCCGGCGGCCAGGCAGTCGCGGGCGATCGCCGCCGGGTCGGCCGGCTGGGCCTCGGTCTGGCCCCCGCCGGCCGGCGGGGGCGGGGTGGTCTGCTGGGTGGTCGGCGGGGTGGGGCCGCCGCCGGTGACGGTGTCGGTCATCGGGGTCTCCGAGGGTGGGGGGGCAGGGGTGCGCGCCAGGGCCGCCACCAGGGCGGCCGGTGGGTGACGGAATCGGTCGAGGTTGGCGAGGTCGAAGCAGGCGCTCATCTTCACCGGCTTCTCGAGCTTGGTGCAGAAGCCCTTCGCCAGGGCATCGGCCGCGCTGAACCAGCTTTCGTCGGTCATCAGGGCGGAGATTTCCTCGTCCGACAGACCGCAGCGGCGGTAGGCACTGATGATCGCCAGCTTGCCCTTGTCCAAAGCGTCGGCGATGCGGCGCATGTCGGCCGCCGTTCCCCAGACGCCGCCCGACGGGTCGTGGATCATCATCATGGCGTTCTCCGGCATGATGATGTCCTTGCCGGCCATGGCGATGACGCTGGCGATCGACGCGGCGATGCCGTCGACCGTGACGACGATCTCGGCCGCGTGGGCGTTCAGCGCGTTGTAGATGGCCAGCCCGTCGAAGACCTCGCCGCCCGGGCTGTTGAGCCGGACGTCGATGCGGGACACCTCGCCCAGGCCGCGCAGGTCCTGCACGAACTGGTTGGCGCTGATGCCCCAGCGGCCGATCTCGTCATAGATCAGGATTTCCGCCGCGCCGTCCGCGGCAGCCTTCATGTTGTACCAGGTGCGCATGGGTCCCTCAGGGTTTGGACGCGCCGGGGTCCGGCGCCGGGGCCGGGGGCGTGACGCGGTAGCGGTCGCCGCCCTCGGGCGGAGCCACCGGCGCCAGTCCCAGCTTCTGTTCGCGCTTGGCGTCATCGCCGCGCTGCCGGTCGATGTCCTCGACGTCGTCGTTGCGCTCGGACACGGCCTTGGTCCGGCTGGTCAGCCCGCCCTCGATCTCCTTCAGCACCGCCTGCACGTCCTGCAGCGGGTGGATGTACTCCCAGCGGTCGGGGGTCCAGGCGACCCGGTAGAGATCGCGGTCCGCCACGCCGGCCGGGCGCTGCAGGGTGCCGGCGATCAGCGCCAGGTCGATGAAGCGGCGCCAGACCCGGGCGCAGAACTGCTGGGCCACGATGTTGTGCTGGTAGAAGCGGTACCGGCGCTTGAAGGTGTTGAAGGCCGCCCGGAACGTCCTGTCGTTCAGCGTGCTGTAATCGCCGGTCAGCTCCTCATAGAGCTGGTTGACCGAGGCGGCGACGCCCCGGTAGTTCCAGCGCATGAAGGTCTCGTAGTTCCCGCCGACGTCGACCGGGTCGAACCACTTCACATCCTCGCCATCGTCCAGCACCAGCATGGTGCCCGGCTCCATGCCGACGTCGGCGACGCCGGCGGCGTCCGCCTCCTCCTCGCCGATCAGCGGCTCGCCCTCGTCCGATCCCGGCTTGCGGGTGATGGCGCCCATCTTCATGGCCGCCACCTTCTTGCGGACCAGCTCGGCATCCTCGTATTCGCCCGCCTCGTTCAGACGGACGAGCATGCGGGACAGCTGGGGGACACCGCGGAGCTGGCCAGCCCGGGTCGGGTGGTAGAGGTGCAGGACCTCGGCTGCCGGCACCCGCACCAGGCTGGCGTCGCCGCCGCCGAGCATCCATTCGCCCGGGTGCTGGCGGTACATCCAGTAGGCGGTGCGGCGGCCCAGCTGGTCGCGCTCGATGCCCTGCACAACCGTGTTGCCGCCCGGGACGATGGTGGTGTGCTCGTGCGGAACCTGCTCGGACTCGATCAGCTGGATCTGCAGCGGCACCGGCAGCCCGTCCGACGGCTTGCGCGGCCGCAGCCGCGCGAAGCACTCGCTGCCCTCGATCCATTCCTGCACGGCGAGCGCCTGCAGGCCGTAAAAGTCCAGCACGCCGTCGGCATCGGCGAACTCGGTCCAGTCGTACCAGAGCTGCTGCACCGCCTCGCGGAAGACGGGATCGGGGCACAGGCTCTGCGGCTTGATGCCGGTGCCGATGGTGTGGGTCACCGCCAGGTCGACGGCCCGGCCGGCAGCCCAATTCGAGCGCACGGCCTGGCGGGACTGCTGGCGCAGCAGCACGCCGTTGCCACCGACCACGCTGTTCGGACCGGCGCCGGACACCCGGCGCATGCCGGCGGTGCGCTTGCCCTGCCCGGTCGACGGGAAGGCCGGCTGCTGCGCCTGGGCGCGGAAGGGTTCCACGTAAAGGCCGGTGCCCTTGATCCGGATCCGGACGTCGCCGTTCCGCATGGTCAGAACCCCGAGGAGGTGAGGACGCGGATCTGGCGCTTGCGCCGGCGGCCGCTGCCCTTTGTCACGTCGGCCTCCATCATCGCCAGCAGCTCGGCCGCCTGCTTGGGCGCCAGGAAGCGGGTGCGGGTGCCGTCGCTGTACTCGACCTCGGCGGCATTGCCGGCCTTGGACATTGCGCGCTTCAGCGCCGCGACGTCGTCGCTGGTGAAGGCCATGGGGCACCTCAGAGGTTGGAACGGATGACGCGGCGGCCGCGGGGCCGCTTGGACTTGATGACGGCGGCCGGCGCCGGCGCCGGTGGCTCCTCCACCAGCGGCAGGGCCGCGGCGGGGTCGGTGTCTTCCTCGGCCTCGGCAACCGCCGGCAGGGCCTGGGGCAGGGCGGCCGGCCCGCCCTCGAGGGCGGTCAGCCACTTCTTGTTCAGCGTCTGCAGGCCCACCGCCGCGGCGTAGGCGTAGACCAGGCAGACGCCGGCCTCGTGCGCCTTGTCCTTCGGCTTGTCCCAGACCGTGTACTGGCCACCCTTGGGGGTGATCAGCCGCTCCCGGGTCAGCTGCTCGAAGAACTCGGTGTCGAGCGGCTCCGCTTCCGCCGGCGCATCGCTGGGGAAGTGGATGTAGCGCGGCCCCGGCCGGGGCACGGCCAGGGACCCGTAGACGAAGTCGCGGGCGGCGTTGCCGCCGACCAGATAGACCGTGTTCCCGTTCTTGACCGTCGGCCGCCGGGGCCAAACCCGGGTCCGTTGGCCGTTCTTCTCCGACCGGCCCTTGATCGCCCAGACACGCCGGGCGCGGCGCAGCTCGCAGAAGGCGTAGGTTTCGGCGGTGTGGTGACCGCCGGAATCGACGGCCGCCGCCTGGATCCGGAACCGCCTGCCGTCCGGCCCGACGAAGGAGCGGAGCAGCAGGCGATCCAGCTGGTCCCAGACCTCGCGCTGGGCCGGATCGCCCCGGAAAATCCAGTGCCCGATCAGCCAGCACTCGTGCCCGCGGCCCCAGCCGTAGACCGTGACCTCGATGCGCGGGTTCTTGCCCTTGCCCGACTGGACGTCGACGCCGGCGGTCAGGTAGGCCACACCCGGCGGGATCTCCGTCGGGTACGGCTCCATCCGCTGGGTGAAGGCCTCGATCTTGATCTGGTGCCCATAGGTCGCCTCGTAGGGCATGCCCAGGCGCAGGTTGACGAAGGGCTGCACCAGGCTGGCCGGATCGGCCTGCGCCTCGATCCACTCCCCCACCAGCACCGGCCAGGCGGCGTTCGGGTTGAGGCTCATGCCGGTCCACAGATGGAACCCGACATGGCCCGGCTGTTTGGGCTTGGCGGTCGCCCGCCACTCCCCCCGCTCGTCCATCCAGCTCTTGTGGCCCTCCTCGATGCGGTGGCCACAGGTGCCGACGTACCAGACATGCGCGACGGCGCCGTCCTCATCCAGCGACCACTTGACCCCGTGCGGGACGTCCGGCCCGCCCCATTCCAGGTACTGCCAGCCGGCCAGCCGGCCGGCCGCCGCCGAGCAATGGGGGCAGGGCACGAAGTAGCGGCGCTGGTCGCTCTGCAGCCACAGCTTCCAGGTGCGGCTGGTGTCCTTCAGCAGCGGGGTGCCGCCGCGGATTTGCTTCCGGTTCCAGAACGTCTCGCCCCGGGTCCAGAACAGCTTGAGCTTGTCGCCCTGCGTCTTGGCTTTTGGCGTCCACCCCTCGGCGTCCAGCTCGTCACCGAACAGGAAGCGCGCGGAGTAGCGGCGGAAGGCATCGTCGGAGGCGGCGCCGACCAGGCGCACCGAGGCGCCGTTGGCCAGCCGGTAGAAGGTCGCCTTGTCCTGGCGCTCGCCCTTGCGGACGGGCCGGAGCTGCTCGGCCAGGACCGGGGTGTCCCGCAGCATCGGCCCGATCTCGTCGGCGCCGAAGTCCTCGGCGTCGGGGATGGTCGGCTGGGCCACCGCACACAGGGTCGGGTCCTGGTGGAGGTGGTAGCCGATCGCCAGGGTCGCCATGCGGGTGTAGCCGACGCGGGCGGCCTTCAGCACGGTGATCAGCGGGACGGTCGGATCGCACATGGCGTCCAGCAGCCCGCGCTGATAGCCGTAGAGGGTGACCGGGCCACTCTCCGACCCGGTCCCTTTCGGTATCCGTCCGAACCCCAGCTGGCCCGGCCGCCCTTCCGCCCATTCCGACCCGGTCATCCGCGGGCGGAATTTCAGGGTGTTCTGGATCAGCCCGAGCAGATCGTCCCGCAGGCCCTCCCGGCCGGTGTCGTAGCAGCCGGCCTCATGGGCCGCCACCGTCGCCGCTGCCGCTTCCGCTGTGAGGTGCTGCGTCATAGGCCCACCGCTTCCCCAGCTCCTCGGCCGCCGCGTCGAACACCCGGTTCATCTCGGCTTCGGCGAGGGCCTGGATCTCGGTCGGACTGGTCATCGAAGCGGCACGGCCGGCCACCTTCGCGCAGAAGGTGGCCAGCCCCGTCCGCAGGGCGATGCAGAAGTCGGCGATGTCGGCCGCGGCGTCGCGGCGGTTCACCACCTGGGCCAGCAGCTCGGCGGTGGCCACCTCCTCGGCGATCATCAGCGCGATGGCCCGCCGGCGGTTCGCCTCGTCCGTCTTCATTCCGGCGGTTTCGCCGCCGGCGCCGGCATCCTGGCTCGCCCGGTCGAGCAGCCAGTCCACCACGGTCCCGATGTCGATCTGCCACTCGACGCCGCGGGCGCGATCGGCGCGGCGGACGACGGGACATCCGTCATCGAGCCAGCCCGCCAGCGTGTTGCGGTGCTTGCCGAGGATGGCGGCCGCCTCGATCAGGCTGAACACCCGCTTGCGGCCGGTTGCCGGGGCGGAATCACCCGCTGATTCCACCCCGGGGGGTGATTCCAGGGGTGATTCCGGGGGTGCTGATGCTGCCTCGGGCTGAAAATTTTCTAAGCCGGTGTTTGACCGCGGCCGTCCGCCGCGACCCCGGTCTCCGGCCCCCCCAGGGTCCCCGGGCTGGCCCTGCCCTGCCCCGCTGTGGCCCGCCTGTGCCCGTGGGCGCGGCGGTGGCGGGGGTGGGGGCGGCGGCGCTTTGGCCGCTGTAGGGCCGGTTTCCCGGGCACGCTGGGGGGGCCGGCTTACCGGCTTGCCCTTGCCCCCTTTCGGGGGCGGTTCAGTCCTCTCCGGAGGCGCCGGCTCGGTGCCGGCCGGCTTGGTCCATCCCTCCTTCGCGGCCCGCTTGCTGTAGGCGCCGGCGTTGCCGCCGTACCGCCGGGCCAGCTCACGCGGGCCGATCCCGGTCTCGTAGTCCGCCCGGGCTTGCGCCCAGCGAGCCTCAGTGTCCATCCGCCATCCTGGCCCGCTGGATGATCTCCGCCTCCCGGCGGACATAGCGTTCGAACGGCAGCCATGGCAGGGAACTGGCGAAGTAGAAGCCGGTCCGCACGTAGGCCACCGCGGTGCCGACGGCATCGATGGCCGCCATCGGCCAGGGCTGAAGGTTCAGCATCACCAGGAACCGGCCGCGCAGGACGGCAGGCACCTGCAGAAGGCGCTGCCGCACCGTCGGCTGTGGCTCAACCCGCCAGCTCCAGGGAAGGCGATCGCGGCGACTGCCCCCCAGCCACGGGTCCAAGCGGATGGCAAGGCGAACCAGCAGCTCCATCGCGATCTCCCTCATGCCGTCTGTCTGTCTCTGTGTCGCGCGGCGGGCCACGCGCTACCCACCCCGGCTTGCCGATGCCACCGTGGTCGCCGGGTTTGTCACCCTCCCACCGTGGTCACCAGCTCACGGGCCAAAGCCTTGTCCGCCCGCCGCTGCGACCTCTGCTGTGCCTATCAGGCCTTATGCGGGGCTTCCCGGACCCAATAGGTCAGCGACCCCTCCGGATGCCGGAAGCGCTGGATCAGCTCCTTGGTGCCGTCCGGGAGAAGGTCGGCGTCATCGACCACGATGACGTGGCACGGGAGAAGCGAGTGTGGGACGGACCTCAGGTGCAAGGCGCTCAGCACGTAGGCAGTGCAGCGGTGCGTCCTGCGCAGCGCGTCCGCGATGTGGTAGCCGGCCGGGGTGATGTAGGCGGCTCTCAGCCCATTGCTGGCTGCCACGCTGGCGACGTGCATGGCGAAGGTGGTGCGGCCACTACGCCGCTCACCCACCAGGTCGATGTCCTTGTGTGCCGCCACCCCACCGATCACCTGCGTGAAGCCCACCACGGCAGGCATCACCGTTACCCGGTGGAGATCGAGCGGGTCGCTCATCGCCGCGAAGATCTGGCCGTCGAACAGCTGGTTCATGGTTGCCTCACTCCGGCTTGATGGCGCGCTCGCCGCGTGCCCGGGCACGCGCATCGAGGACGAACAGGATGAACCGGCCGAAGGCGACGATGATCGTCAGCCACATGGCCAGCTTCTGCGCCGGCCCGGCGATCAGATCCAGCCATTCGCCCATGGTGGCCAGCAGCGCGAACAGGCCCGCATCGACGGCGCCCCGCTGGGCGTTCAGATCGAAGACCATCTGAAATCTCCCGGTGGATTGGGCGGATGCCGCGCGGCGAACCGACCTGGTGGTGTGGGTGAACATGGCGGGATCAGGCGTTGGCCAGATCGAGGCTAAGAGGTTTCCAGGGCGATTCCTGGGAATCACGCTGGTAGAAACGGACGTATGTTTTGGTCCCCTGGACCTGGACGGAATCGGCGATCGCGGCCATGGCCTTTTCCCACCGCGGATCGGTGATGTTCACCCGCCGCAGCGCGAAGATGCTCTCGCGCGAAACCTGCCCTTCCTTGTCGACGCGGAATGCGTGATCGACCAGGACGCGAATGTTATCGTTCGTGTCCTTGGCCCATTCACCGATGCATTCGTCAATCAGCCCCTTCGCGATCTGCAATTCAGGGCCGAACGTCAGGTGATCCGCGACCGCAACTTGAACCTTCTGCTTTCCATCGAAAGACGTGAAGGTCATGTTTCCTTTCTTGCCACCGCGCTTCGCGTCGTATTTCTCGGCGAGCAGCGCGAGAAACGCGGCCACGTCATTGAAGACCATCGCGCGGAATACCCGCATTTGCTCCGCCAGCGTTTCCGCGCCGCCCATCAGGTTGCGCACCAGCTGGTCCTCGAGAAGGTCGGTATCCTTCACCAGGTGGGACGGAATCAGTCGGCCGCGCGCATCCTCGTAGTAGCCGTCTTTGCGCTCCGGCACGTCCATTTTCGGCTGTGATTCCACCGTCGACATGGCCGATTCCTCCTGGTTGAGCTTGCGATAATCATCCTTTTCGCAAGCTCGGCCTTCCGTGATTCCAGCTTGCGCGACGGGCCGATCGGCACCGTCAGTCCTCGGCGACCAGCTTGGCGGTCTGCCCCGCCAGGTCGGCCCGGTTGTCGTCGTAGCGCATGGTCACCTTCGGATCGCGGTGACGCGCGAAGCTCTGCGCAGCCCGCAGGTTGCCGTTGGTGGCATCCAGCGCGCTGGTGATGGCGGCATGGCGCAGGCCGTGCGGCCGGGTCCGGATGCCGAGGTCGGCGCCGAGCGCCTGCACCAGCTGGTAGACCGCCGCCCCGGTCAGCCGGCCGCCGCCGGCGCCGGCATTGTCCAACCGGAAGAAGAGCGGGCCGGGGTGTCGGCCGCGCACCTCGATCCACTCGTCCAGCGCCGCCCGGGTGGCGTCGGGCAACGTGACCGGCTCCCGCTGGCTCCGCCCTTTGCCCAGGATGGCCAGGGTGGCGGCCGCCGGATCGTAGTGCTCCAGATCCAGCGAGACCACCTCGCCGCGGCGCAGGGCCGTGTCGTGGAGCAGCCGGACGATGGCGGTGTCGCGCACCCCCTTGGCGTCGCTGCGTTCCTGGACCTGGGCGATCATCGCCTTGACCCCGTCGCGGCCGGGGCCGCGGGTGTCGCGGTAGGCGACGCCGTCGACGTTCTCGACTTCCAGCTCCCAGCTGACCAGGCCGAGCGTCTTGCCGAGCTGGACCAGCGAGCGCAGGGCGGCGAGCCGCCGGTTGATCGTCGCCGGGGCCAGGCCCCGGGCGTCCAGGCTGGCGCGGTAGCCCAGCGCCAGGGCGTTGGCCTGGCCGGGCGCCAGGGC